CGAGACACTCGTGCAACCGACCACTGCTACGCCGAGTCATGGAGCCGCGTGCACACCTAGAACCATCGCACCTCTACGGCCACTGGGGCCACACGCCCTGGCTCCTCCAGATTTTCGGGAAGTCGACACACAGGCGCAAGGTGATCGCGCGGTGTGATGGTGAGGCCGGCAGGTTCAACTGGCAGTACGGCTACAGGTCGATCTACGGGACCGTGGCGCTTCCGGTGCCGCGCACTACCCCGCCACAAGGTAACCTCTGAGGTAACCATGATTACGCCCACCGTCGGCCGCATCGTCTGGTTTCGCGCTAAGCTCCAAGAGGGGCTCCCGCAGGATACGCCGGAGCGCGCGGCGATCGTGGTCGGGGTCCTGGGCGATCGGGCGATCAACGTCCTGGTGTTCGACTTCGACGGCCACGCGGTCCCGATGCTGAACGTCCTTCTTCTGCAGGACGACGACTCGCCGCCGACCGCGGTCAGCTACTGCCAGTGGATGCCGTACCAGAAGGGCCAGGCGCTCAAGTCCGAGCAGGCGTCCAAATCACCCGCCGCACCAGGAGGCGCCAAATGAAGGCAGCGTTCGCGATCTACTACCTCGTCATCGTGGGGCTGAACTCGGAACCGAAGGTCATGCCGCAGTTGGTCTCCAACGCGCGCTACGAGTCGGCGGAGACGTGCGAAGACGCCCGCTTTGAGCGCGAAGCAAATGCGTGGCGTGTGGCGAAGGAAACCTACGGCGAAGACGTGCTCGTGAAAACGATGTGCGACGAAGCGCCGAGTGATCCGGCTTAACAACTTCGGACGCCTCAACCCGAAAGGGCAGGTCGGGCCCCAACAAGAAAGCTCGGATATGCAGCCCGAGCCGTCCGAATTACGTATTCCCAGAGGTGGCCATGAAGATCGACATCCGCCTGCCGCACCTCGGGTACACAGTCAGGATCCGAGGCCCGAAGCCGCATCCAGACGGTAAGCCATCAGCCGCTTGGATTACGCGGGACAACGCCGATCGCTGCACGATCTACCTACCGAACAAGCTCACTCCGGGCATGGTGTCGCACGAGCTCGTGCACGCGCTGCAGTACATCTGCGAGGACCGGAACATGGAGTTCCTTACCGAGTCAGAGCACACGGCCTACCTCATGCAGTACATGATGAACCGGTGCTTCGGATACACGTTCGGGTAAGTATCCCCAAAGTAACCACCAAGTATCACCATAGTATCTATAGAAGTTGAAGACGTTTATACTTGCTCTCGACAGTGTTTGGACTCATGTAGGGCCCTACAAGATTTCACGGTGGAGGTTTGCGATGGCGGTTTCCGGTTCAATGGATGGTGGTCGGGCGTTCGCGCTCGACAAAGCTGTGCAAGCAGCCAGCCAGGGAAAAACCGGTGGCGCCCACGGCGAACGTCTTCCGATGTCCAACGACGAGATCGTCGAGATGGCCAAGGCGTTCCACGCGTTCTTGGTGCCGGAACCGTCGAACATCATCAAGGCGAGGGCGTAATGGCGACCGACGCAGCACTTCCGGGGCAGAGCGAACTCCCGCTCCCCGAGACCCAGAACGCCCCCGTCCTCCGCGGCGTGGTTGGCCTCATTACGCCGGCCGAGCTCGCGCTCGCGATCGGCGTCGCCGAGCAGACGCTCTCCGGCTGGCGCAGCGCCGGGACCGGGCCGAATTTCGTGAAGCTCGGTAAGGGCGTGTTCTACCGCCTCTTCGACATCCAGACCTGGATCGCCGATAGCGTTACCCGCGTGGTAACGAGCGGCGCGAGAAAGCCGGAGTGAGCCGCTGCCTAATATGCGGACTTCCGCTCCCGTGCCGGGATCACCCGGCGCGGCCCAACCTTTCATTTGCCGGAGGATCTCACTTTGAGCCGAACCCAGAATACGGCCGCGCGGAAAAAGTCCGCGAAATCACGCCGCAAGAAGACGAAATCGCGGCCAGCCTGACGATCCACAGGGCGGACAAGATGACCACAGTGGGTCGGAAGGCGATAGCGAACTGGCTCCGGGAACACGCGAAAGCCCTGGAGAAGTACGGTCACGAGTACAGCCCGAGGTTCAGGGGGTCGTACCGCTACCGGTAATCGACTCCAGCAGGCGACTTGCGGCGAACGATCCCGAAAGCAACGTCGACCTTCATACCGTCGAGGATGTCCTCGAGCGCGCCGGCGATCTAGGGCTGGATAACGTCATCGTCCTGTCGCAGCGCGGGGACGGGACCCTCGTATTCCTCTGCACATCCGACACGACCGTGGCCGAGGCCAACTGGCTGGCGGACCGACTAAAGCAGTTCATGCTGTGCCCCGACAGCTTCAAATTCGTGGAACCCAAGTCATGATTGGAGACGACCATGCTTCTTGAGGTCAAACGCGACCAGAAATACCCATTCCTGACACTGGCGCCGGTCATCGAGGGCACCAAGCCGGTAGAGGTGATTGAGCTGTCCAGCGACGACTTCGCGGACTTCGAGGAGGCGAACCGGAGGTTTGCTGAGTGGCAGCCCCGGATCTCGGACGCGCCGGCGGTAGAAGTTACCCCTCAAGGTAACTCGTCAGGTCCAAGCCCCGGCTGAAACGGGCTTAGAGGCCACGCGGCGACGCCTCAGCAGGTGCCGGGCCATCAGCTCGCCCATCCTCCCGTGCGCCGTCAAACACACATACTGCAGTGCATCAACGATGTCGGAGAACGGATGCGTCTTCGACGGCAGTGGCTTGCGCACGCCGGCGCGCGTCTTGGCGTAGCGGTAGCCGCCCGCCAGTGCCCGGATGAGGACAGGGCATCGAACCTTGTCGATGAGGATCTTACCCCCGCCGTCCGCCTGGCCCAGTAGCCAGCTCTCTACAGCGCGCAGCCGCGGGTCGATGTCATTTGTCGGCGCCGGGAACGCTGCGAAGCCAAGCCGCACGAGCGCGTCGAACGACGTCTCTTCGCCGATGCTCTCCTTGGCCATGCCCGCCGGATCGCCGATCATCGCAACAGGCTTGCCCAGATAGCGTTCGCCAAGCAGCACAGGGCGCACGGCGCGGTCGATGTGGAGCTCCAGCCCGATGCCCTCAGCGATGATTTCTTCCAGCACGAGCAGCCGGCCGCGGTGGTCGACCTGACAGATGAGCGAGCAGGGGTCACGCCCGAAGTCCTGCCCGATGAGCAGCGGCAGGCTGTTAACCGGCTCCAGCTCATCAACGACATGGAAGGCGCTCTTGAAGCTTTCGCGGAACACAGCCGAGCCCGACGGGTCATCGCCAAACTGGGCGTGCACGTAGCGCCGCACCCAGTCGATGCCGTTGGAGCGCGCCAGGCGCTCGTAGTATTTCCGGCCTTGCGCAAGGCGCGCCGGATCGTCGAGCGGCAGCTTGAGCGTCTCGGGGGTCTGTGTCAGCCAGTTGAGGTTCTCAGCGATCTCCTCGAGACCGCCGGGCTGGATGAAGATGTCCCAGTCCTCCGGCTTGTTGTCGACCATGAACTTGTGCCAGTCGCTGCCTTCAGCGGGCATGTTCGTGTCGACGATCAGGCCAAACCAGGTGGCGCCGCCCATAGCAGCGGAGGGGTAGCGGCCGCAGCGGCCGGCGATCGGATCGAGCAGGTTGACGCTGATCTCGATACCTTCCGAGATCCAGGCACCCGTGAGCTGCATGGACAGCAGGCGTCGCTGGTCTTCGAGGTCCTCGAGTGGGATCAAGATCCACTCGGACCGGACGTCGCCAATCTCAATGAAAATCGTGTTCTCGGACACCTTGAACGAGCACATGCCCGTCAGCCACTGCGTAATGTCCTTGAGAACGGTCTGCTTGAGCTGGCTGAGGGTCTGGCGAAGGATCGCGAAGCGGGTGTATCGCAGGCCGTCAGGCGCCTTCGCCTGCTCGCACGCGCGCCGGAACAACTCGAAAATACAGGCGGTGGTCTTGCCGGAGCCGACCGGTCCGGCGATCAGCCGGCCGAAATAGTCGCTCTTCATGAACAGAGCGCACGTCGGAGGCGCGTCGTAGTTGATCTCGCGCATCCCGAAAGCGGTGGTCCCCAGAAATCCCGCTTTACTCACGCTCCACCGAGTCGAGGATCATCGCGTTGACGCGGCTGAACTCCCCTACCTCCTTGTGGTACGTGATCGCCTGCACGCTGCGACCCGATAGAAAGCCCTTGCCGTAGTGCCAGGAGTCGCATGGGATCGGGGCCTGGTGCGCCTCGCAGATGCACCCATTGAGCTCGGTCGCCAGCTTTTCCTTGTGGTGGACGTGGAAGCCGTGCGCGTAGCGCGCGCGGGTAACTCCCCACATCTCTGGCCGGCGCGCAGCCATAATCGAGGGCAGATCCCTGAGCTTCGCCAGGTGCCCGTGCGTCGCGGCGAGCATCGTGATGCCGAATTGCTCGAAGTAGAACAGCGACGGATCGAGGTCTACCGTGACGCGCTTGTCGTTGCGATACCAGGCCGACAGGAAGTAGGCGATGGCAACGCACGCTTCCTCGTCGTGGTTGCCCTTCAGGATCCGGATCGTGAGATGCTTGTGCCGGCGCAGAGCCGCATCCGCGGTGCGAACCATAAGCCGACAGGCCATGTCGACGACCTTCTGGTAGCGCCCGTCGACGTCGAGCACGTTGCCGGACTTGGCTGTGGTGTTTTCGCCCGTGTTGGCGTGCAGGAGATCGCCGCCGCCCAGGATGACCGCCCTGGCGCTGCACGGCGCTCGTGAGATGACGTCTTCGATCGCGGTGCCGATGACGCGCTCGGCGATTTTGACGTCCCAGTTAAAGTCGACCTCGTGACCCCAGGCGAACATCCCGATATGCCAGTCATTGCAGGGGATTAACGTCAGGAGCTTCGCGTCTACGTTGGCCGGCTGCTTGGAAGCTTTCGCCGCGGGCTTGAACTTCTTGAAGGCGGCAGCGATGCCATCGACGAGCGCCTGCGGGTCGCGCGCGCCGGGTCGCCCCATGACATGCTGGTGTAGGATCCGGCCTTCGGCGTCGAGCAGCGCGGTGACGCCCTTGAGGGCTAGTCCAGGCGGCATCTCGAACACAGGCCCCGGAGCCTTCATCTGCTTGACCGAGGTGCCCTTCATCTCGCCTTTGGGGCCGAGCTGCGTGGACGTACTCTTGATCTCAAAGCCGGGGAGGACCGGCGCGAACCCCAGGCGGCCCTCGGCGGCAGCCTGCTGCGCCCGCTTATAGCGATCGGAGAATGACGACGGCGCGATCCCGAGCGAGTCGGCAGCAGCCTTTTGGTTGCCGTATTTGGTGTAGGCGGCGATCGTCTCGGCGAGCTCAGTGTCGGTGTTCTTCCGGAGATCCATATTCACTCCTCGTTGTGTTCGTCGCCGTCGTCGTCACCCATATCGTCGGCGACGTGGACGGCTTGCCCCTCGATTACCTTTGAGGGTAACTCCTTCACAATCTTAATTTTCTTGTCAGCGCCCAGGTTGATCGTGACGCTGAAGCGTTCGCCTACGACGCCTCCACCATCTGGCCGTTCGTTACCCATACCGGCGATCCGGGCGAGCAGCTTCACGACTTCGGTCTTGGCGCTGAGTAGTTCTTTCGGGTCGTGGATGCGGGCGTTTGCCTCGAGCAGCCACTCTTCGAGCAGGGCGCTCGACTTTAATTTTGTCCGCTCGTGCGTGTTGCCGGCGGCTTCCCAGGCGGTGACTTCGCTCTCTAGCAGACGGAGAAAGCGAGGGTCGAGCTTGAGCTTCTCCCAGTCGCTCGCCGTGAGTTGATTGTTCTTGAGAATAGTTTCGATGCTGTTCAGGTCCATCGCGATTTCGCGAGCGATGCGCAGAAACTGCACGTCGGTCGAATACGAAACCGGAAGACTATCTGAACCCATTTTTACTTTCCGGATACCAAACTATTCTTGCGTAAACGCAGGCTATACTTTATCAGCAGGGTTATGTCCAGAAATGCTTGGACGTCGAATTACCTCACAGGTAACCGTTGAGCGATCAAATCGGGCAAAACGGTACGCTTCAGGTGGTGCCTGAGAGCGTGCTCCAAGCGCACGAGGCAGCGCAGGCTTCTGCTCGCGTGAAATCCGAGGAAGGCGCCAAGGAAGACGTCTCGCTCACAAACCTAGCGTCGTACATCCAAACCCAGTTCGAGATTTTCACCAGCCACCGCAACAGCGCGTCCGGTTGGTCGGAACGCCTTCTGAGCGCACTGCGCGCCTTCAATGGCCAGTACGACGCAACGAAGCTGGCCCAGATCAAAGAGTTTGGCGGATCGGAAGTTTACGCGCGCGTCGTGGCGATGAAATGCCGCGGCGCCAGCGCGCTCCTGCGCGACGTCTACCTTTCGTCCGATCGCCCGTGGGGTCTTGACCCGCCCGATGATCCTGACGTGCCGGCCGAGCAAATCCAGAACATCCAGACACTCGTGCAGGGCGAGCTCCATTCGGCCCATTCGCTGGGCGGCGACCCGTCGATCGACGTCGATGCCGTGCGAGATCGCATCATGCTCTTGATGGACGCCGCGCGCGCCGCCGCCAAAAAGAAGGCGGCCAAGCAGGCGAACGTCGCTGAGGACAAGATCGAGGAGCTGCTGGTGCAGGGCGGCTTCTACAAGGCCCTGGCCGAGATCATCGTCGACATTCCGCTGTTCCCGATCGGCATCCTCAAGGGGCCTGTCGTCCGCATCGTGCCGACCGTGAGCTGGGCCGGCGCACGCGCCACCATTGCAAACACCCCGCGCCTGTTCTGGAACCGCGTGTCTCCGTTCGATCTGTGGTTTACGCCCGGCGTCGCGGACATCGAAGACGCCAGCGTAATCGAGCGCACGCGCGTCACACGCGCCGACCTCAACGATCTCCTCGATCTCCCCGGCTACGACACCAACGCAATTCGCGCCGTCCTTGAAGAGTACGGCCGCGGCGGCCTCAACGATAATTGGGACCGGACGGACACCGAGCGCGCGCAGCAGGAGAACCGGGAAAACCCGAATACTAATCGGTCCGGCCTCATCTCGTGCCTCGAGTTTCACGGGAACGTGCAGGGCACGATCCTGCTGGAGCAGGGCATGGATCCTGCGCAAATTCCCGATCCCGTCCGCGACTACATGATCCAGGCGTGGAAGATCGGCCGACACATCATCAAGGTTCAGATGTCGCCGAGCCCGCGCAAGCGGCACCCGTATTTCGTCACCTCGTTCGAGAAGGTCCCCGGAACGCCGGTCGGCAACGGCCTGCCTGACATCCTTCAAGACGTGGCCGAAGTGTCCAACGCGGTCCTCCGCGCGCTCGTGAACAACCTCTCGATTTCATCCGGCCCGCAAGTGGTCATCAACACGGATCGCCTGGCACCCGACGAGGATGCCGAGAGCATGTTCCCGTGGAAGCGATGGCACACGACGTCGGACCCGCTCGGCAACAACGCCCAGATGCCGATCAGCTTCTTCCAGCCGGTGTCGAACGCGAACGAGCTGCTTGCGACGTTTGGCAAGTTCAACGACATCGCTGACGAGCTGTCCGCCATCCCGAAATACCTTTCGGGTGGCACGTCCGGCGGCGCCGGCCGAACGGCCGCCGGCCTCGCGATGCTTATGGGCAACGCCTCGAAGATACTGCAGACCGTCTCCGCGAACATGGACCGGGACATCGTTGATCCCGCTCTCGGCGGCCTCTTCGACATGCTCATGCTGACAGATGAGTCAGGTCTCCTCACCGGCGAGGAGAGGGTCCGCGTACGCGGCGTGAGCGTCGCGATGCAGCGCGAGACGCAGCGTTCCCGCCAAATCGAGTTCCTTACGGCAACGGCGAACCCGATCGACGCCAACATCATGGGTCCGAAGGGCCGCGCGGCGGTGCTGCGCAGCGTCTCCACCACCATCGGCATGTCAGAGCCGATCGTGCCTGGCGACGACGAACTCGAGCAGATGCACCAACAGCAGCAGCAACAGGCTCAGCAGGATATGGGCGAGGCCGGCGCGGAAGCGCAGGGCGGCCAGAAGCGACGCGCGATCACCCACGACATAGGCCCACGTACACCCCGCATCGCGGGTGGTGCCGGCTAACCAGAGGAGAGAGTTATGGCGAAAAAGTCGATCAGCTTCCCGAAGGGCGGCAACGGAAAAATGTTCGGCAAGACCGGCGCAGGCACCCAGAAGCCTGGCGTCACGGCGAAGTCGAGCGGCAAGGGCGGCAAGTTCGCCGCAGGTGGCAAGGGCAAGATGTTTGCCGAAGCCGAAGCCGGTCCGCAGACGCCCGGCACCACAACCTCGGGCGGTCAACGCGCCAAGGAGACCCAGTGGGCTGCTGGCGGCTCGACCAAGATGTTCGGCAAGCAGTCGGCTTCGCCGGCGAAGCCCTGCTGATAGCAGCGCGAAACCTCAAACGGGAGTTAAGTAGATGGCTGACATTATTGCGAAGTCCAACATTTCCCCCGGCGGTGCCGAGAGGGAAGTGAAGAAACTCGAAGCGATCCTCGCCGGTCTTTCGGCCGCTGAAGTCGCGTTCCTCGACGGCGCTGTCGCCGGCACCGTTGCCGTCGGAAAAGCCGTCGTCCCCACCACCGGCAAGGTTGTGGACGCCCTCGACATCACGGCGTTGAAAGTCAACGGCGTTGCCGTCGGCACGACCGTGGCGAGCGGAACGCAGGCGGCCAAGCAGGCCGACCTCGATACGGCTCTCGGCAACAGCGCCACCGGCACGCAGATCGCTACCGCCGTGAACGCGATCGCCACTGCCGTGAACGCGATCTACGACCGCCTCGAAGCGTTCAAGATCAACTCGGCGACGTAAAGTGACGTCGTACTCGAAAATCAAGAACCCGGTTCCCGCCCCGCGCGCAAAACCCGCTGGGGCGGGAAAGTTTCCGCACGTCACGGCGCCGAAGCTCGCGCCGCTCAAGACGCGCATCTACACGAAGGCGTCACTGAACGAAGACCCGATGAAGTTCACAGAGTCGGGCTTCGGGGATACCGGACTTGAGGAAACACCCTCGATTATCGGCATGGGAAGAAACGCAAAGTGAACCAGAATTACGACAAGGACCTGACGATGCCGGCTGCGCGCCTTGCGCTCGCGGCTCCGCGCGAATGGAAGGAATTTGTCGACGCGATGAAAGCGTACACGGACACGCGTCGCGACCTGCTCGTGCAGGCACCGCAAGACACGGTCTTGAAGGCACAGGGGCAAGCTTTGCAGTGCGGGCAACTGCACACCCTACTAAACGACGCGGTAAATGCCGCCAACCGCGCCACTGCCCCTGGCGGAAAACCCAAAACTTGAAGGAGTGAGTACCAATGGTTGATCGCTTTGTTGCAGCTCAGACCTCGGAGACCGACGCAATCAACGTGTTGGCCGACGAGCTCCACAACCAAGTCGCCGTCGCAACCGTTAAGTCGGGCGCGACCACGGCTTGGACTGCCGCTGAAATGCTCTCCGGCCTGATCCGTCAGACCGGCGCGCACGGCGCGCTCGGCATCACCACCGCAACTGCGGCGGCGCTTGTCGCGTTGATGAAGAACGTCCAGGTCGGCTCGCAGTTCACGTTCGCCTATCAGAACGTCGACGACAACACGTCGACCCTGACCGGCGGCACTGGCGTGACCCTCGTGGGCACGACGGCTGTTCCGACCAACAAGACGCAGCTCTTCCGCGGCGTCGTGACGAACAAGACGGCCGGCGCCGAAGCCGTGTCGCTCTACGGACTGCTCTACGCACCCGTTTGATCTGAAATGCTGGCGGGGCCGTAAACCCCGCCAGCACCTTCCTAAGTCGGTAGCCCAACCCGGCCTACCCACAACAGCCCGTGCCAGCCTGCTCGCACGCGCAACCCTGGAGTCACTATGTCCAAGAAAGCGAAGCAACTCGCTCCCGTTGATACCGACGTGAAAATCCCGGCCGCTGTCACTGCCGCCGCCGACAAAGCCGCCGCTCTCCACCAAGAAGCCTACGCAGCTCCCGCCGAGGCTACACCCGCTCCAGCGCCGGCCGCCGAACCGGCGCCCGCTGCCGCAGCTCCCGCCGAGGCTACACCCGCCGCCGAGCCCGCTCCCGCTCCGGCAGCAGCCACCCCGGAACCGGCCCCCGCGCCAGTTGTTACCACGAAGGGTAACGACACCTGGGAACACAAATACCTGTCGCTGAAGGGCAGGTTTGACCGCTCCGAAACCGTTACCCGCGCCCTGAAAGATCAGATCGCCGGCCTCGAGACCGTCATCGCGTCGATGTCGGTTTCAGCGCCGGCCGCCCCGGCGTCTTCCCCGAGCGCAATTACCGCCGCCGAGCGCGAAGCTTTCGGCGACGACTTCATCAATCTGGCGTCGAAGGTGGCGGCTGAAAAGTTCGCTCCCGAGGTCACGGAGCTCAAAGCGACCGTAAAAAATCTTACGGAGCGCCTCGAGAGCACGGCCACGAAAATCGGCCAAAGCGATCGAGACCGGATGCACGCCGACCTAACCACGGCCGTACCGAACTGGCTCGAAGTGAACGAACAAGACGCGTTCAAAGACTGGTTGGCATTGCCAGCGCCGTACTCCAGTGCTATCAAGCTTGACTTATTGAGGGCGGCATACGCGGCAAATGATACGCCCCGCGTGCTCGCCTTCTTCCAAGGCTTCCTCGCTGAAGAGGCTGCCAAGGTCCCGCAACCCGAGCCCGTACCGACGCCGCCAGCTCCGCTGGCCGCACCAAAGGTCCCGCTCGAACAGTTCGCGGCGCCAGGCAGAGCCAAGACTGCGGCGGCCCCACCGGCCCCCGTTGAGAAGCCGATCTTCACCCGCGCCCAAGTTTCGCAGTTCTACGTCGACGTGGCCGCCAAGAAGTGGGTCGGCCGCGAGGACGAGAAAGCACGCATGGACAAAGCGATCGTCGATGCAGGCCGCGAGGGGCGTATCCGGTAAACCCGGTTACCCTGTGGGGTAACCACCCTCACAAGAGGCTTCTCAAATGTCATTTCCCGTAGCGTCCGGTGTTACCACCCCGGCGATCTACCCGGCAGGTTCCACTGGCAATGGCATGTCCGCTGCCGGTTTCATTCCCGAGATCTGGTCGGGCAAGCTGGTCGAAAAGTTCTACGCGTCGACCGTGCTCGCGGCGATCTCGAACACTGACTACGAAGGCGAGATCAAGAACCAGGGCGACAAGGTCAAGATCCGCACGAAGCCGACGATCGCGATCAGCGATTACAAGGCCGACGGCGTTCTGGCTTTGCAGCGTCCGGTTGGCGCCACCATCGAGCTTGCCATCGACCAGGGCAAGTACTTCAGCGTCATCCTCGACGACGTGATGGAAGTTCAGAGCGATCTGAACTCCATGTCGATGTGGGCCGACGACGCCTCCGAGCAGTTCAAGATCACGGTCGATACCGCCGTGCTCCTGGGCATCCTCAACGGCGCCACCGCCACCTACAACCGCGGTCTGACCGCTGGCAAGATCTCCGCCGGCATCAACCTCGGTGTGACTGGCACGCCGCTGGCTCTCGTCAACGCTGATCCGGGCGCAGGTGAAGTCGAAGTCCTCGACATGATCCTTCGTCTCGGCCAGGCGCTCGACGAGCAGAACATCCCGGAAACCGGCCGCTGGCTTGTGCTGCCGACCTGGGCTGCCACGCTCGTGAAGCGTTCGGAGCTCCGCCAGGCGTACCTGTCGGGCGACAGCGTCTCGATGCTGCGTAACGGCCGCATCGGCATGATCGACCGGTTCACGCTCTACACGTCGAACCTCCTGCCTGCCGGCGTTGCCGGTGGTCTGGCGGCCGGCGAGACGGCGGTCTACGCGGGCCATGCCCACGGTCTGACCTTCGCTTCGCAGTTCACCAAGACCGAGACCCTGCGTTCGGAACAGACCTTCGGCAACATCCTGCGCGGCTTGCAGGTGTACGGCTACAAGGTCGTGGACGGCCAGGCGCTCACTCAGGCGATCATCTCGAAGGCGTAACCTTCGAGGTAACGGAAACGGGGCTCCCCTAACCGGGAGCCCCAATTTCCCTGGAGGTTCGTGTGGCTGCTCTTGATACGGTAGCGAAATACGTGACGGCAGCCCGAGTTCTTCTGCAGGACAAGGTCGCGCCGTATCGCTATTCCGACGACGAGCTCTGCCTCGCCCTCAGCCTTGCGATGATCGAAGCCCGGCGCCTCCGCGCCGATCTCTTTATTGGGCGCTCTGACGCTGTGCCCAGCTACACGGCAAACGACACTACCGCAGTGGTTTTCGACCAGCAGTACCGGACGGCCATCCTCTACTACATGGTCGGCCACGCCCAACTTCGAGACGAAGAGGATACGCAGGACGCCCGCGCATCTGTGTTCCTCAACAAATTTGCAGCGCAGCTTCTGACGATACAGGCGTGAGGAACTGATGGCCACCCAGACGCCAGAACTCACCCGCCTGATGAGCAACGCGCGCGTGCATATTCCCGGCGCGCTCGACGATACGTTGAAGCTTGAGCTCCACAACACGCTGGCCGAGTTCCTACTCAAGACCAAGTTCTGGCGGGAGCAGATCGAATACACGGTGCGCCCCGGCCGTACAGCTTATGAGTTGGCCGGCACCGAGTCGGGCGCGATCTTCGCGCTGGTCGCCAACCTAAACTCCAACGGCAACCCCGTCGCCGCTTCGATGGCGACCGCTGGGACGCTCGACCTAACCAATGATCCAGGAACTGTTGAGGTTCTGACCGCCGAAGTGGCGCTCACGGTTGTCGATCCCGACGCGTCGGACGACTACCCCCAGATCCCCGACGATCTTCTGGTCATGTACGGGGAGGGCATCCTCGCCGGCCTCGTCGGCCGCATGATGTCGCAGCCTGCCAAGCCGTACACGAACGAGCGGATGGGCATCTTCAATCTTCGGAAGTTCAACGTATCCGTCGCAACGGCGCGAGCCGCGGTGGCGCACAAGAACATACACGGTGGCCAGGCATGGCGCTTTCCGCCGTTCGCATCCGGCCATCAACGATAACGGGAGACCACTATGACGATCGCCTATTCGACCACGGTGAAGAACACTCGCCTGCAGGCAGTGATCGACGCCCTCGACGCCGCCGCCAGCTTCGCGGTGCTTGTGATTGGCACCTCGGCGCTCTCGGGCGCCACGGGCGTGCTCGCCACGGTCACGCTACCGAAGCCCTCGGCCACGAAGTCCGGCGGCATCCTGACGCTGGCCGGAACGCCACTGCTCACCACGGCGTCCGCCTCCGGCACCGCCGCGAAGGCAGAACTTCGCGACAGCATCGGCACCGTCATTGCCAGCGGACTGACCGTCGGGACCAGCGGCGCAGACATCATCATCAACGCGGTCGCCATCTCGAGCGGCCAGAGCGTCCAGCTCAATTCGGGCGCCATCACTCACGGCTAAAGGCGGCACTGCTTAATGAGCTACGTCTCTGGGTTTGACGACATTGGGTTTGAGAACTCTGCGTTTGCCGTAAACGACCACGGCGCGCTGAGCTCATCCGAGGCTGTCGACACAGCAGCGGTCTCCGCCAGTCTGTACTGGGCTGCCGCCCTGGCGACCACTGAGGGCACCGACACCGCCGCGCTTGACGTCACTACGTCGATCGCTGTGACACTTGCCGCCACGGAAGCTGCCGACACCACTGCGCTTGATGTGACGGCGAAGACCATCGCTACCCTAGCGGCCACGGAAGCTGCCGACACCACTGCGCTTGATGTGACGGCGAAGACCATCGCGGCCCTTGCCACGACGGAACCGGCAGACGTTGCCGCGGTTGTCCTGATCGGCAACCTAGAGCTTGTTCTGGCGGCTACGGAAGCGCCGGACTCCGTGAATATCACGGTGGCCGATCTCCTCCTGACCGTTGCGGCCGTCGAAGCGCCAGATGTCTCGACTATCTCCGTCACGAGCAAGACCCAGGGAGCTCTCTGGACCGGAGAAGCCCGCGACGTCTTGGCCGCCAGCCTGACTGAGCTGAACGGGCTCGTGCTCGTGACGTCCGAGAATACCGACGCGCTCTACGCGCGCGCGTTCGCCGGCCGGTTTGTCTATCCGGATACCGAAGTCATGGTCGTGCCGGCTGAGGCGCGCGGGATGACGGTGCTTGCTGAACCACGATCAATGACCGCGCCCGGTCGCCGGCGCGCGGCGTAAAGGAAGCCCATGAAGCACCTAGCCAAGTATGTGCAGGCTTCCGAGGAGCGAAAGCGGTACGCGATCGACTATTCGGAGTGGCTCGACAGCGGGGAGACGATCGCGACGGTCGCCTTTGAGGTCGAAACCAACGTCGGCGCCACAATCCCTCTGCTCATCGACGGCTACGCGATCAACGGCGACGACGATGGGCTCATTCTTTTTGTTAGCGGCGGAGACGATGGGGAAACCTATCGCGTGCTAGTCACCATTACGACGTCTGGTGGCCAGACCAAGGAAGACTTCATCGTGTTCGTCATCAGTAACCCGTAAGGGTTACCTATAAGGTAACGAGGCAAATTATGACGCTGGCCATCACCCACACCAAGGTCTCGGGCAAATCCGACGGCACCGACGCGACGCTCGTTCAGCCTTCGGACTGGAACGCGGCGCTCACCACGTCGATGGCAACGGCCAAGATCCTCGGCCGTAATACGGCGGGCACTGGAGCGATCGAAGAACTCGCGCCGGCCACCGTCGTGACGATGCTGGGCGCTGCCGGCCTGGCGCTCAACAACGCGCTTTCGGGCAACAACACGCTCTCCGGCAACAACACGCTCTCCGGCAACAACACGCTCTCCGGCAACAACTCGTTCACCGGCGTGAACACCTACACCAAGACCCAGACGGCAACTCCCGCCGCGCTGACGTCAGGCGCTGCCGGCGATGCCGCGGCGAACCAAGCGTTCACCGTCGATGTGAACGGCTCGACCTTTACGATCACAAACCCGACCGGCGGCGTCGACAAGACGTACTACGCGGTCTGGGTCAAGTACACGACGGCGCACAGCCTCGCGTTCGGCAGCAAATTCAAGACGACCGGCTTCACGCCGTCGGCTCTGGCCGGGAAGTACGACCATCTTGTGTTCCGATACGACAGCGGCGCTGACATTTACGCGCTCGTCGGCTCTCGCAACGACGTGGAGACGTAATGCTTCCACTCATTGGAGGTTTCGGATCATCGGGTGCGTATCAGGTACAGCGGTGCCTACGCTTCCGCTCGCCGTCGTCGGCGTACGCGAGCTTCACCCCAGGAGCCTCTGGGCGCGACGCGTGGACGTTTGTTGTGGGCGTCAAGCGCGCCACTCTCAGCGTCGCTATGCACATTCTGTCTGCCGATACGAGCAGCGAAGACGCCATCTTTTTCGACACGAACAACAAGCTGTGCGTCACCATCGCCGGAACTGCCCGCCTGGTGTCTACCGCGGCGTTCCGCGACCCCTGCGCTTGGGGGCTTCTGCGCGTGGTCTATGACGCGGCCAACGGCACGAACAACCTGAAGCTCCGCGTGTTCTGGAACGACGTCGAGATTACCGCGTGGGATACCGACACGCGCAGCGGCATCACGACAGGCACCGCGAAGATCAACCACACCGTCGCGCACAACCTAGGTCGCAACGCCAACGGCTCCACGTCGTACTACGACGGCTACATGGCCGAGCCGGCGCTGAAGAGCTCGGTTGATGCTGCGTGGGGCACCACTACGGATACAGTCACTAACATCCCAGGTCCGGTGATGCCGCTAGGCGCGCTCTGGTTCTTGGATTTCTCAGACAATTCTGGAACGACGTCCACGACGCTCGGCAAGGATCGCTCTGGCAACGGCAACAACTGGACGCCGAACAATTTCAGCGTGTCTGCTGGGTTGACCAACGACAGCTTCACCGACTCGCCGACGAACTATGGAAACGACTCGGGCGCTGGCGGAGAGGTGCGTGGAAACTTCGCAGTTATGAACTGGCTGGACCGACCGGCTGGTACAGGCGCGTCTCCAGCATTTTCTGATGGCAACCTCACCGTCGCCAACACGTCCGACAACCTCAACATGCCCTGCCGGTCGACGCTTGGTTTTAGGTCGGGAAAAATTCGGTTCGAGCAGTACATCGTCACCACCAAAGCGGTTGAGGGCACTGGCGGCTATCACGCGGGTGGTTTTTGCCCGGAGACCGCTCCACTGAATAACCCTCCCGGCGCGAACGCGGGTGGCGGCGTCGGTGGATTTGGGCGCGACGGAACCGTCAACGCCGACGGCGTGCAGACGTACTCCACTGGGGTGTCAACGTGGGCGCAGGACGATATTTACACCCACTTGCTCGACATCGACAACGGCAAATACTACCTCGCTAAGAACGGTACTTGGCTGAACTCTGCTAACCCGGACGCTGGCACCGGCTACGTAGCGACCATCACCACAACCGGAAAAGAATGGTACGCCTGCGCTGAGCACGCGCGCACCGCCGAGAAGAGCACGTTCAACTTCGGCCAGCGCCCGTGGCAGAGCACGCCCGCGAACTGCACGTCGTTCAAGGCGATGTGCACCCAAAACAAAACAGCGCCGTCGATCCTGCGCGCCGACGACTACTTCGCGATCAACCTTCGCACCGGAACGGGCGCGTCGTTCAACGTCACTGGCAAGCGTTTCCAGCCGGACCTAGTGTTTGGCAAGGGCCGCAGCGGCACGACCGATTGGTACGCCTATGACGCCACTCGCGGCGTGCAGAAGGATCTTGGCTTCAATCTCGCGACCGACGAAACCACGCAGGCGCAGGGCGTGACCGCGTTCAACAGCGACGGGTTCTCCGGCGGCACACTCGCCAAGCTGAACACGAACGCGGCAACCTACGTCAACTACCTAATTAAAAAGGGCGCGCACTTCGACATCGTTACCTACACGGGCAACGGATCGAACCGCACCATTGCCCATGCGCTGGGCGTCGCGCCGTCGCTCGTAATCATCAAATCGCGCACGACCGCAGGATCTGACACCGGTTGGCCCTTGTGGAGCAACGGTCTCGCCAACACCGAATACATTCTGATGAACACGGCTGGCGTGAAGGTTACTGGAGCGACCACGTTCTGGAACAGCACGTCTCCCACCAGCAGCGTGTTCAGCCTCGGCACCGCGGCTGAGGTCAATGCGAACGGTGACACGTATGTCGCTTACGTGTTCGCGGATACCCCCGGCTTCTTCAAGGCCGGCGCTTTCACAGGAAATGCGAACGCCGATGGCCCGTTCGTGCCGCTCGGCTTCCGACCCAGCCTGGTCTCGATCAAGAACCCATCCGGCACCAATCGTTGGTGGGACGTCGACGGGGTTCGTAATTCGTACAATCCGGTTGGCCTTGAAATCGACTTCTCAGCGACGACTGCCGAGGCGTCGACCACGGGCATCGACATCGTCTCCAACGGGTTCAAGCTTCGCGAGCTGGGCGCCGCGCTCAACTCCGCGAACGCCATGTTGTACTTCGCTTTCGGCGAGTTCCCCTTCAAATACGGCCGCGCGCGGTAATCCGCGCAACATAAGGAGCTAGGCTCATGAGTCGCTTCCAACTTAACGACGGCCGCATCATCCAGCACGATCAGGCGTTCGAGCAGGACGAGCTCAACTACGTTTCGGGCCCTGGCCGCCTCACGCAAGAAGAGCGCGACGCGATGGGGATCACCGAGGTTGTTGATCCGCCCCGCGCCGACGACCGATTTTACTGGATCGGTGAGGACGGAGCTGCTACGCCGAAGGACTTGGTTACCCTAAAGGTAACAGCGGTTTCGAGCGTGAAGCAGACCGCACGGTCGGTTTTGTCCGCCTGGGACTGGCGTGTCATCCGCTCCGCGTCAGGCGGGGCTGCTCTATCCGAAGAACAGGTCTCTGCCATGCAGGCGGTGCGCGCCTACAGCAACACGCTCGAAGCGGAGATCGCCGCGATCTCTGACGTGCCCGCGCTCGAGGCGTGGACGAAAGAGCCGAAGAACTGGCCGGAGTTGGCGTGAAAAGGATCAAGAAACACTTCCACCGCTGGCGCGACGTAAAACGCTGGTGGAGTTTTTGGGCCTCGATCGGCTCGGCCGTATTTTGGAGCGCCATCGTCGGCCTTAACGGGATCTGGCCAGCGTTCCAAGACCTGGTCTCCATCTGGGTGCTCTGCGCCGTGGCGATCGCGCTCAACGTCACTATCGCCGCTGCTCGTATGTTCAAACAACCGGGGCTTGACTGATGCCTGTTCATCGCAACGTAAAACGAGCCGGCCCCGCCATCGTCATTCCGGCGGCCGTCGGCGCTCTAGCGGCGGTGTTCATCCCGCGCTGGGAGGGCATGAGCTTGGTGGTCGAGCATCAGCATTTCGACCCGCCCGGCGTCTATACCGTGTGTAACGGCGTCACCAACCTCGACCCCGACTATGCGTGGATCCGGCCGGGCATGAAGTTCACGACGGAGAAATGTGCCGAGGCGTTCCAGAAAATCCTCCCGAAATACTACGAGCCGCTTGTCGGCTGCATCGACGGGTTCATGGCGTATCCGCCGCACCGTCAGGTGGCGGTGCTGTCGTTTGCCTACAACCTCGGGCCCGGCGCGGTCTGCGGCGACCGTAAACACAGCGGGCAAATCGCTGCGACGTTCAACGCCGGCAACGCCAAGGGCGCGTGCAAAATGATGGGCGCGTACGTCAGAGCCAACGGCGTCACGCTCAAGGGACTTCAGAACCGCCGCTTCGATCCGAAGTGGGGTGAGATCGCTTGGTGTTCGAGGGAAGACTAATGTGGTGGATTGAGCACATTTTCGCCGGAGCGTTGGCCTACGTGCTCCATTGGGGCACCGGCGCCGCGATTATTGCCGGCTGTCTGGCGTGCATCTTCGCGATGGGCTGGGTCTCGACGATCCCGCTGATTGGGCCGCCTCTCGCCAAAGTTTCCACTCGCATGTTCATTGAGATCGCGGTCATCACCGCGGTGTTCATGGGCGGTATGTGGGTCGGCGACCATGATCGCGCGGCGCGCGTGGCGCAGCAGAAAGTGATCGTGAAGGAGCATGTGAAGGGTGTCGTCGACGGTACAAAAACTCCGTCTTCCGAGCAGGCTACGGATCCATACGCCGATCCGAACTTGAGGTGAGGTCAATGAAATTCGTTAGTGTCATCTTTTTTGGCTTACTGCTCGCCGCCTGCCAGACTACGAAAGGCAGCGGCGACGACGAGACAGCGTGCATCGCCCTCGACAAGCCATACACCTACAATCCGGTCAACAAAGAGAGCTCGAGGCACGCCGGCCCGGCGCTAGCCAAGGACCTCAAGCGTCACAACCAGACGTTCGATCGGCTGCACTGCCCGCGAGGGGACGTGCTCAAATGAGCAGCGCCCAAGACGCGGCGAAAGACGTGATCGGATCCGCCGCGGCGGATGCTGAACGAGTGGTAGAGCGCGCAGCTCAGCGCGCCGCGGCTCTTCTGGCACAGCACGCCGAGGATAAGATCGAGGATACGTCGGAGCGCGCCGCGACGAAGGCGTTGAACAAGCTTTTAGTTGGGCTAGGCGTCGACACTAGCGACCCGCAAGCGATGATCGCCATGCAGAAAGACTTCGCGTATTTGCGGACGTGGCGGCAGAGCATCGACGCGATGAAAACGCAGAGCCTAAAGACGGCTGTGGTGGTTGTTGTCACCGGTATGCTCGGAGCGTGCTGGGCGGTGTTCGTCTACGGCTGGCCCGGCTCTAGGTAATGCCAAAGCGAGACCCACTGACGCTTCCGTACCCGAGAGGAATACATCGCCTGGACACGTTGACAGACGTGTTCAAGCAGAACTCCAAGAAACCGTACATTGGGATCACCCAAGGCGGATCGAGCCGAAAGGCAAAAGGAGCGAAGGTGGCTGCCACTGAGGCCCAGCTTCGTCAAACACAGACTGGAGAATAACATGGCCACAACCCCGAAAGCTCAGACCGCCGCGCCGGCTCCGGCCGCGGCAGCTCCCGCCCCCGAAGTCTCCGTTACCGCCGAGGTAAATCAGACCGCGGCTCCGATCCCGGAACCGATCAAGGTGGCTCCGGCTCCGGCCAAGGCGAAAGCCGACGCTGCACCGGCCCAGAAGCTTTCCTCCCGCACGATCGCGGAGATGAAGGCCGGCAAGGAGTCGATCTCCAAATAACGGGGCTCTCGTGACTGCGATCAAGATCGACACGTTTGGCGGCATGGTGCCGGCAGTAGCAGATAAGCTGCTGCCGGTGTCGGCCGCTGCACGTTCGGAGAACACTTGGCTCTATTCAGGCGAGCTCATCGGCCTCCGCCTGCCGACGAAACTCCGAGACTGCGTCCTGGCGTCGACCGGCAAGGTCTACCGCCTGCCGAACAGCTACTCCGACGCGAAGCATCTCAGCGACTCGGTCTGGATGGAGTTCGAGAACCCGGACACCGACGTAGTGCCCGCCGCCGTAATTGGCGACACGTTCGATCGGCACTACTGGGCGTCGTCGCCTTCGCCCCCGATGTATAGCCCGCGCTCCCGCATTGCGGCTTCCCAATCAGCCTACATCCTCGGTATTCCGTCGCCGGACACGGCGCCTGGCGTCGTCCCGACCGGCGGCTCGGCGACGATTGCCGCCCGTGCCTACGTCTATACGTGGGTGAGCGCCTACGGCGAAGAGGGCCCCCCGAGCCCAGCCACCAACGTCACGAACCACCCGGACGCGTCTTGGGCGATTACGCTCACAGCGCCGCTGAGTGGCGACACCACAGGTCGCAACCTGACGAGAACGCGCATCTACCGCGCGATCACGTCGGCGTCTGGCGTCACGACTTTCTTCCTGGTTACAGAGCTGGCGATCGGAACGCTCACTTACACCGACACGCTCACCGATGCCGTCGTCGCCCTCAACAGCATCCTCGAGAGCACGAATTGGATTGGCCCGCCAGCGGACCTTAAGGGCATGGTCTCGATGCCGAACGGCATCATTGCTGGTTTTCGCGAGAACGAGATCTGGTTCTCTGAACCGTTCCGGCCACACGCATGGCCCGCCGCATACGCTGAAGTCGTCGACTTCCCAGTTGTCGGCCTCGGCGTCGTCGGCCAGACGCTTGTCGTCTGCACCGCGGGATACCCCGCGACGGCGACCGGAACACACCCGTCGATCATGACAATGTCTAAGCTCACGCAGTTCGAGCCGTGCCTGTCGCGCGGATCCATCCTGTCGAGCACGGAGGGCGTGTATTACGCCTCTCCGAACGGACTCATCCTGGTCGCGAGCGGCCAGGTCACGAACGTGACCAAAGACCTGCTCACCAAGGATAAGTGGATGGCTCTGGTTGAGCTCCCGACCTTGCGCGCCGCGCGCCTGGGCTCGGCGTATTACGCGTTCGGCAGCTCGCGGTTCGGCGTGTTCTATGATGGCGCTTTTGACTCGGGTGCGTTTGCCCAAGAAGATTTCAGCGGAGCGCGCACGGGCCTCTTGATTGACCCGCTGCAGGCTCGCCTCGGGTTCAACATCCTATCGAACGATGAGCCCTCGACCAACGTCATGAACGACCAATGGTCGAGTGAGCTGTTCGTCATCCGCGCCAACAAGCTGTACTGGCTGGATCTAACTGACAGCGCGCCGACATACGAGCCGTACATCTGGAAGTCGAAGATCTTCCAGACGAACGACAAGAAAAACCTCGCGGCCATGCGGATCTACTTCACGGTGCCGGCGTCGACCGCGGCTCAGAACCCAGTCCGCAACGAGAACGCGGTTCAGGTTCTTGCTGCCGACCAATACGGCATCGTCCGAGTTTACGGCGATGGCGTGCTGGTCACGACGCGCGAGCTGCGCACGTCCGGCGAGATCATGCGGATCGTGTCAGGCCAGAAGTGCGACACCTGGCAGTTCGAGATCGAGGCGAGGGTGCGCGTCTCTGCACTGCAGGCCGGGACCAGCGTAAAGGCCCTCGCCAGTGTCTAATAAATACCCCGCAATTCCAGAGCCACGCCCCGACGTTCCGGCGATTTACGACACCCTCGTGGCCGTGAAACAGACCGTCGAGATGCTCGCCGGCGTGCGCGGAGTGCGTAGGGACGATCCTGTGACTTGGGGCGAGCTGGTCACGCTCGGCATCATCGCTGAAGACCAGATCCCGAAACGATGATCGTCTTCAACAACATCGAGCACGGCAAGGCCATCGCCGCGGCGATCCCCCGGAACTTCAATCCGGAGAAGGACCCGGTCATCAGCAACGTCGATGCCAGCGGAAAGTTACTCGGCGGGGTAATTTATGACGGATGCACCGGTTCGTGCATCTTCATCCACCAAGCCGGTTTCAGTAAGCATTGGCTGTCGCGCGATATGCTTTGGGTTGCTTTCGACTACGTGTTTAATCAGTTGAAGTGCAGTAAAGTGTGCGGGACTATACCTTCATGTAACCAACCATTACTTGCGCTCAACTTGAAACTCGGCTTTAAGGTAGAGGCCGTCATCGTCGACGGATACCCAGGCGCCGACATGCTCGTCTTGTCCATGACACGGGACGAGTGCCGCTGGCTGAAGCTGAAGCCCACCAGCCTGAAAGCAGGACCTCGATGAGCTCCAACTCGGCACCCGCAGCGCCCGATTACACCCCAATCGCAAACGCATCCGCCGCCGCATCGGCCGAGAGCGCCGCGCTCGCGCGCGAGCAGTTCGCATGGGCGAAGCAGACCTACGCCGATAACAAGGGCGTCACAGACAAAGTAGTTGATCGCTTCCTCGAGACGCAGGACAGCAACGACGCTTCGGCGAAAGCTGATCGTGCTCGCTACGAGAGCATCTACCAGCCGCTTGAAGACAGCCTCGCGAAAGACGCCGACGACTACGCTAATCCCGATCGCAAGGCGCTTGAGATGGGCCGCGCCGAAGCTTCGGTCGGTCAGAATTTCCAGGCTGCGCGCATCAATGCGCAGCGCGATCTCGAGTCGTTCGGCGTCAATCCCGGAGCCACGCGCTTTGCGGCGCTCGACATCGGTGCCCGCACGCAGGAGGCCGCTGCCAAGGTTGGCGCTGCCAATCAAGCTGGCCAGCAGGTTGATGCAACCGGCCGCGCGCTGCGCTCGGAAGCGATCAACGTCGGTCGCGGTTATCCCGGCCAGATCGCGGGCACGTACAACACGGCGAACGGTGCTGGCACCGGCGCGGTGAACTCAGGTCTTCAGACCGCAGCGAGCGGTGCCTCCACGATGGGCACCGGCGTGGCGTGGAACGGGCAAGCAAACCAGGCCCTGGGTACGTGGGCCGGCGCGCTCAACACCGGCTTCAACAACGAGACGACCCAGTTCAACGCCAACCAAAAAGCTTCGAGTGGCGTCGGAACGGCTCTCGGCCTCATGGGCGCGTTCCTCGCGGACGGCGGTGCTGTAGGCGATGAAACTCCTGGCGGAGCAGTTCCGGCCGGCGCAAGCCCGACGCGCGGCGCTGCTGTTGACGATGTTCCCTCGGCACTCACCGTCGGCGAGTTTGTCATGCCGAAGGACACGGTGTCGTGGCTCGGCGAGAAGCACATGTACGGGCTGATCGAGAAGTCCCGAGCGGATCGCGCAGAGGCCAAGAAGGTCACCGGTGCGGTGCCGAAGGCTCGCCCGATGGCGTCACAACGACCGGCGTTCCAGTCGCGCCCCGGTGCGCTCCCGATCCAGAGGGCTGCGTAATGGGCTTCGGTCAAGAGATCAAAGACTTCATCTCGGGTTGGCAGGCGGGCGACAAGATCGCCGGCAGCAAAGACGATCGCGAATACAAGCAGCTCCGCAACCGCATCCTGCGCCAGAAGGCGAGCGACGCTGAAGATCCGGAGATGCAGAAGCTGTCGAAGGACGTCCTGCGCGCGCGCGCCAACCGCTTGAACCGCGGCTTTCGACCTGTCGACCCGGCCCTTGCCGAGGGCCGGCGCCTGCAAAACAAAATCCGACAGAAGCAGCTCGACCTTCTGGAGAACCCACAGGCTGAGCCCAACGCCTCCGATGGCGCTGGCGGCTTCACGACGTCTCCGAGCGCCGCCGGTAAGCAGGGTGCCCTGGACGTCGATCCGGAATTTCAGACCTCGGAGCTCGAGCCCGAGGCTGATACAGCCGGGGATGGCGAGGACGACACGCAGACCACAGCGATGGCGTCGCGCGGCGGGATGATTACCCGGCAGGGTTACTCGGACGGCGGAGCCGTTGAAGACGAGTCTGCCGACGACGAAGCCGATGAAGCCGACGTCCAGGACGCGACAGAAGCTGACGAAGATGAAGGCGGGGCGCTGCCTATCAGCGACACGCCCGCCACACCCGCGCGTCAGGCCCCCAACGCCAAGACGGTGTCTTACAGCCCGGAGGCCGCACACGATGCGGTGAAAGCCGGTACGCAGTACGCCGCAAAAGAACTAGGCCGTGATGGCGGTAAGGAAGACGGCGCGGTTTCCACTGAGCTGAGCGCAAACGCCAAGAAGGCCGGCTCTCGTGCCTACCTGAAAGGCGACGGCGCGGCGTCCCACGCAGAGATGCAGGCCGTTGCAAAAGCCATCGACCCCGAAGGGAAGATGAGCGAGAGCGAGCGCACGATGGCGTCGCTGGCTACGGTCTACGAGTACAATCTCAAGAAGAACAACCCGCAGGGCGCCGATCGCGCCGCGGCGAGCATGGTGCAGTATTATCGGCAGGTCTCCGACCGCTACAAGGCGATGAGCGCCGCCGCTGCCGAGCACGGCGATGTCGACGGAGCCATGAAGATGGCCCTGCGCGCGCACGCGAACGTGCCCGACGGCAAGGACATGAAGCTCGAGAAGATGGAAGACGGCAAGATCAAGTATTCGATGACCGACGTCCAGACGGGCAAGGTTGTCGAGCAAACGATCGCCACGCCGGAACAGATCCTCGAGTTCGCGTCGAAGGGCTCGATGCACACGTTTGACGACCTGCTCGTTCGCTCCTCGGCGGATCGCTCGCAGATCAAGAAGGCGGGAAAGACCGGTAGCCCGACCCTCAAGGCGTCGGATCGCAAGCTGGTCGACGAGGCGATCACCACCGCGTTTGATGACCTGCCGGAGCCGACCAAGACCGCGCTCGACAAGGATCAGGCCAGCAACATCAAGGGGACCGCGTTCCAGATGCAGGCTGCCAACGCCGGCGCATCACCCGCCGACGCTCTCCGCGCCACAATGGAGATGACGCAGGTCGACCCGGCCAACCCCGAGTCCCGCAAGTTTACTACCGTGGGTCCTGTCGACGGCGGCGTGAAGTTCAAGTTGTCGAACGGCCAGACGATGGTCGTGCCTGACGAGATGATCCCGCGCCTTAAAGCGCAGCGCGACGCCAACGCAAAAGCCGCCAAGACGAAGTTGGAGAAGGCGAAGGCGTCTGGTGACAGAGCCTCTTCGACAATGGACGCGGCGCTCGATGTCGCCCGCCCAGCGATCGACGCTGTGAAACGCGGAGCTGGTTACTTCCAACCGAGAGAGCCGGCTCCGTACGAGAAAGCTGTCTCCGCTCCGTTCACCCTGCCGCGCCGTCAGTCGCTTGATGAGGCTCCCGAGGGAGCGGTTCCAAACCGAGGGCTCGGTGAGCGGTAAATGGCCGAATTTAAAGACCCCTTCGCTGACTACGCCGCGCCAGCGACGGTTACGTCGTCGAAAAACGACGCCTTCGGCTCGCAGCCCGCTGCCGGTGAGAAGCCATACAGCTATGGCGACACGTCAGACGAAGACAAATCCGGCGATACTTGGAAGGCCGTTAAGTCTGGCGTTCAGTCCGGCGTTGTAGGGCCTGCGCTTGCCGGCGGCCGGTATCTCGCTGAGCGCAACGGCGCCACAAACCTCACGACGATCTTCAAGAACCTCGGTATTTCCTCGGACGAATACGCCCAGGAAAACATCGACGAGATGAGCCCCGCCGCCCGAAAGGCGATGACGGCGACTGTCACCAGCCCAGAGTTCTGGGAGCACCCCCTTCGCGCAGCTAGATTGAAGGCTGCGAATATGTCGCCCGGTCTTGCGGCAACGCTGGTGCCAGCCACCATTATGGGTGGCCCTGTCGGCGCGACCTTGATGGCTGGCGTCGCCAATGGCGCGCTCAGCGCCGGCGCGGCAACCCAGGAAATCTACAAGAAGATCGACGAGACGTCGGACGAGGACCTGCGAAAACAAGTGCCGTTCTACGATGGCCTGCGCGACCTCGGCATGGACGAGAAGTCCGCGCGAGAGAAGTTCAACCAGACGACGCAGGGCGAGACGCCGCTCTTCAACCTTTTGATCGGCACTGGCGCTGGTGTCCTCGGACCGGTGGCCGGCGCAGCGCGCGTCCTAAAGGGCGGAGCTGGTGTCATTGGAGCCGCGGAGCGCGGCGTCATGGGGCGCGCCGCTGTAGGCGCCACCGAAGGCGCTGGCGTCAACGCCGTGCAGGGCGGAGCGCAGAACGTTTCAGTCCAAGACGCGCTCATGGACGCTGGCCTTCAGAAGAAATTCGACGCGTCTTCGCTGGGCAACGCCCTGGTCGAGCAGATGGCTGTCGGCGCGATCATCGGCGGTGGCGCTGGTGCCGCGACGTCGCGCAAGGGACCTCAGCTCGCTCCGAAGACTGAACCTCAGCTCGCTCCGAAGGTGGAGCCTGTTCGCGCGGAAACGAAAAAGGTCGAAGTTGTTCAAGCCGGCGCGCCGAACGCGGACGAAGCCGCGGCCTTGGCTGCGAGCCAAACCCCCAAGGTTGAGCTACCGAAGGCGCCCGACGTTACGCCGCAAGAGATCGTGCCGGCGGCAGAGCGCACCCTGACGCCAGACGTTGCGGCCGCATCCGATCGTCTTTCGGCTGATCCGGTTACCCGCGAGGTAATTCCGGAGGATTTGCCACCTGCCCGCCCTGTGGATAACTCAGTTCCAGAGACTGTGGAAGCTGCGTCCGATCGCGTGGCGGGCGAACCGCGTGCTCCGCGCGTGCTCGATGCGCAGGATGACGCCGCTAAAGAAGTGCGCCGCCAGGCGAGAGAAGTCCAAGACACGGCAACCCCGCAGCTTGCTGAAAAGCCGGAGAGCACTGGCAAAAACTGGACCAAGGCTCAGCTCGCCAAGCGTGAGAAAGACGCCGCCGCTGCGAAGCAAATCTTCGACGAAGAGGGCGCCATCGACGGGACGATCCCGAAGACGGTCGACGAACGCACAGCCCTGCGCGATCGCGTCACGCGCATCGTCGAGCGCGCCGAAGAGGCCGGCATCAGCCTGAAGTCGATCAAGGCGTACGACACGACCGCCGATCACATGGTCTACCTGCGCGAAGCCGCAGACCTGAAGAAGACGCTCGACAAAAAAGGCGCACCGCCGATCACGCGCGACCAGCATATTGCGTCGTTCCTCGGGCGCGAGCGTGCGGCCAAGGCCGGCGACTTCTCGATCATGCGTGCCGAACGCAAGGCCGAAGGCGAGCTGGCGAAGCGCAAGAACCAGGGCGACGTCGAACAGACGGCGGCACCGACGAAAGAAGCGCCGGCCGTGCTCCGCATGGACAAGGATCTAGCCTCGCAAGAGACGGAGCTCTCGCTGGCGACGCCTGAGAAAGACGCCGTCGTCGTGGGCCCGGCCGTGAAATCCCGCACTGGCACCGTGCGCGGTGTCGATGCGCCGACCGAGAAGGGCCCGATCCAGTTCAAGAACGGCTCTGATCGCGCTGTCGCTGCGTCCGAGGTGAAGAAGATCGAGGTCACCCCCGAGCGTGAGCGTGAAGCTCTCGCCGCGATGGACCGGTTGATGGCCAAGGACAAGTTCCCGAACCCGAAGGTCACTCCAAAAATCACTCCGAAGGTTGCCGCCATCAAGGAGCGCACCGACGGCCGTCGCCTGGCATCCGACTGGCGTAGCAACAACCACGAAGACGGCGTCGAAATTCGTCGGCGCATGAGCGAGGTGCCTGACGCTGATGGTGTGGCCCGCGTTAAGACGTGGGTTGGCGAGCGCACGAACCTCACCAAGCGCGTCATCGAGGAGAAGGTTCAGCCGTTCTACGACCGATACATGTTTATGGCCAAGCAAGAGATCGCGTTTGAGCGATGGAGGGCTGAGGACAAAGCCGCTGACGCTGCCCCGAAAGTCACGCCCAAGGTTGCCGCCATCAAGGAGCGCGTAGCTGCGGCCGCAAAGGCAGTCGAGAAGAAACCGACCGAAGCGCAGATCGAGGCTGGCAACTATCCGAAGGGCCATGTCTCGATGCACGGCCTCGACATTGCCATTGAGACGCCGCGCGGCGGCGCGCGCAGCGGAACGGGCGCCGACGGGAAGCCGTGGTCTGTGAAGATGGCGGACCACTACGGCTACATCAAGCGAACGAAGGGCGCCGACGGCGACCATGTCGACGTCTACATCGGAAAGCACCCCGAGTCGAAGCTCGTGTTCCTGATCGACCAGAACGATCACAAGACGCAGAAGTTCGACGAGCACAAGGCCATGCTCGGCTTCAAGGACGCCACCCAGGCGATGGAAGCCTACGAGAAGGCGTTCTCGGACGGTAAGGGATTTGACCGCATCGGCCTCATCAAGCCGATGACGATGGACGAGTTCAAGGCGTGGCTCGAACACGGCAACACGACGAAGCCCGCTGCCTCAATCAAGCAAAGTGTCCTCGCCCGCGCGAAGGACAACCTCGAAGATATTTTCTTCCACGAGGAGAATATCAAGCCGATCTACACGACAACCGGCGATGAAGTCCTCAAGGGCCTGAAGCTGGATCATCTTGATGGCCCGGCGAAGGCCCTGCAGCCGTTCCTCATGGGGCGGATGGGGGAGCTGGCACGCGAGACCAAATTCCATATCGTATCAAATGAAGAGATGGCGAAGTTCGTCGGCCACAACCGGGAGCGAAAAGGCGAAGCGCCCTATGGCATGTTCGTCCCAGACGACAACCCGGCGCATGACTACATCGCGCTGAACATCGACCGGCTCGGAAGCTCAGAACAGGCGATGCATACGGTCGTGCATGAGGTCGTCCACAAGGCGACAATGCGCGGTATCCACTACAACGAGGATCACCGGGCGATGATCCGCTCGCTCATGATCGAGGCGGAGAGCGCGATCGTGCAGCGGCACGACGGCGCCATGCCTAAGTGGGCCGCTTACGCCATGAAGGACGAGCACGAGTTCATCGCGGAAGCGTTCTCGAACGAGGCGTTTCAGCAGCTCCTATCGGAGCTCCCGCTCAGCGCATACAACGCGGAGCGTATCGGTCTTGGCAAAGCTTCCAAGCCGACGATGTGGGACTACTTCGTGGCGAGCGTGCGCAAGATCCTGCGTGGACTCGGCGTACCAGAGGGCTCGTTCTCCCAGCTCGAGGGCATCCTTCGCGTTGGCGAGAGCATCATCGAGGGTCGGCCGGCGCGATGGACTAGCTCGATGAACCCGGAGAATGTGCGTCCAGCGCCGCGCAGATTAAAAATGGAGCCCGCTGCCTTGGATCCTGGAGCGGTCAAAGAACGCATCAGTGACCTCCGTACGGGCTCGTCCGGAAGGCTCCGAGGCATAAAAGACAAGCTTTCGTCCACAATCATGCTTGGCAACCGAGCGGAGCACTTTCTCCCCGGTGCCGAGAAAGTCGTCGAATTGCGCTCCATGATGGAGCGGGAGAAGACCCGCATCCTTCAGAATGAGGGCGGCCAGGAGATCGCGCGCGACATCGCGGCGTACGAGCGCGAGCGTGGCGCGGCTGAGTTCCAGAAGCTGGCGGAGGTTGGCTTCGACGCCTCGAACGCCAACGTGAACCTGGGCGGCGGCAAGAACGATCATCTCGGCAAGGACTCGACCAAGGGGTGGCAGGCGAAGGCCAGGCTCCCCGAGTTGGAGAAGCGGTTCAATGCTCTGCCGGCCGAGGGCAAAGAACTCCTCACGCGCACCGTTGCGTTCTTCAAGAAGCTCCAGAACGACATCGCCCTGCAGGACATCAAGAACATCCTGAAGGTGGCGGGGGTCGACGAGGCGGGCTTGGCCGAGCGCATCCACCGCGACGGCATGACTGACGCCGACCAGGCGAAGTTCAAGACGAACACGGTCGTCAACGCGCTGAACGAGGCCCACGCCGTCAAGCAGCTCGACGGCTGGTATCTGCCGTTCCGGCGCTACGGCGAGCACGTCGTCAATTCGTATCACGAGGTTAAGGCGCCGACCGGCGCTCACCTCATCGGCAAGGACACGGTCCAGTTCCAGAACTCCAGCGACGCCGCTGCGCGCCGAGAGGCCCAGAAGTATGTCGAGGGCCACGACCTGCGGCACGTCGACACGAAGAAGGTCTGGGTCGACAAGAACGATCCGACGAAGGCCATTGAGGCAGAACACGTTGACGCGATCCCCGCGTACCGCGTCACCATGCAGCACCAGACCACGGAGTTCTTTGACAGCGAGGCGATGGCGCGCCGGGTCCAAGAAGACCTCGTGAAGAACGCCCCCAAGTACGGCGTCACGCAGGTCGATGGCGTCCGCAAACGAAGCGACTTCGTCTCGCAGTCGGGTGACTCGCTCAGCGGGCAAATGCACACGGTCATGTCGGCGCTCGAGAAGCAGACGCGCTTCAAGGCTATGTCGTCCGAAGAGCAGGCCGCCGTGCGCCAGACGATCAACGAGGCGTCGGTTCGCGTCCTCGGATCAACCCGCCTGCAGAGCACGTTCCAGCAGCGGCGCAACGTCGCCGGCTACTCCGAGGATCTCGGTCGCGTTACGGCGGATTACGCACGCGCGGCAACGGGTTACCTGGCGAAGCTGCGGTTCCAGCCGCGCATCGACGAGGCGTTCGGCGAGCTCCACAAGTACAACGACGAGCACAAATACGAGAGCTCGGATCGCACTATTCGCCGCGACGAGCTGGTCAGCGAGCTGCGCCGGCGCATCTACGAGCAGGCCCCGACAGACGCTCAGAGCACGATGGGCCACGTCACGCGCCGCCTGCTGCAGATCTCGCGCCTCGATAAGCTCGCGGGCGTGAGCTTCCACGTCATCAACTCGCAGGAGCCGTGGACGACTTCGCTGCCAGTGATTGGCGGCCGACACGGGTTTGTCTCGGCCGCGCGCACGCTGGGCGAGGCGTACAACATCATTGGCGCCCGCGCCGGCATCACGGCTGGCATCAGGGACACCGGCCGCGCGTTCATGAAGGACAACGGCTTCGCTGACTACTTGGCGATGTTCAAGGACTCGATCTCGACGTCTCCGATGGTCGGAGGGAAGAAGGCCGAGCGCCTCAAGAGCGTCCTCGACTACATGGACAACCGCGGCATCTTCAACGACGACGCGATTTTCGAGGTTGGGCGCTACGCCGATCCGACGAAGGGCGCGGTGATGCGCGCGCTCGATCGCGCAGATCTCATGGCGAACCAAGTCGGCAACGCCGTCGAGAAGATCAACCGCACGGTGACCGGCCTGACGGCGTACGAGCTCGAGTTCAAGAAGAATGGCGGCAACCACGAAGCCGCGATGCACTACGCCTACGAGGTCACCCACGACACGATGGGCGACTACTCGAGCTGGAACAGCTCGCCGTATTTTAAGTCGAACGCCGGGATGCTGGCGCTCCAATTCAAGAAGTTCGCCCACAAGACGTATTACCTGCTGGGTAACACCCTGCGCGGAACGCTCAAGGGCGACCCGGAAGCGGCCAAACAGTTCATCGGGCTGATGGTGACGCACGCCACTGTGGCGGGCGCGCTCGGCCTGCCGATCGAGCCGTTCAAGGTGGCGCTGCTCGCGGCGAACGCGATGGGGGTCACGGGCTTCACGTATCAGGATTTCGAGATGATGGTCCGCGTTAAGGCGGCGGAGGTCCTGGGCCAAAAAGGTGGCGAGATGTTCTCGCATGGCCTCACGCGTGGTCTCGGCGTCGAGACCTCGGCTCGTCAGGGGCTGGACAGCCTCATGACGTTTGGGTCGCCTTCAGATCCGTCGAAGGTGAAGGACCTGAAGGCGTGGCTGTTCGACACCGTCGCGGGCGCTCCCGCCGGCTGGCTGCTCGACCAGATCAAGTCCGCGCAGGCGCTGAGCAAGGGCGACTTCGCGAAGGCCGCGGAGCTCTCCGTGCCGATCAAGGGGTTCACGGACGCTTGGAAGGCAGTCACCGGGCTCGACCCGAAGCTGGACGCAAAGGGCCGGACGATCCGCGCCGGCTACACGCCGTATGAGGCGGGAGTCCGCGCGCTCGGGTTCACGCCGGCGACAGAGGCAGAGAACTTCGAGCAGCGCGCCATGTTCTCGAGCGCCAGCAAGCAGCTCGGCGATGCGCGCGCGAAGCTCATCAACGACTGGGTGATTGCGAAGCCGGCCGACAAAGGCGCGGCGCTCAAGGCCGCGCAGGAGTGGAGCAAAGACCAGCCTGCCAACGTGAAGATCATGCCGAAGGACCTTCTGTCCGCTGCCAAGCGCCGCGCCAGCGAGCCCGAGGGCATCCGCGCGACGAAGCGCAACAAGCACATTCTCGAGAAGCTGACGCCGGTCTACGGCGGAAAAGAACACGACGAGGCCGACGGCAACAGCATCGGCGCTACGGGCGATATGTCGCGCTGGCCGACGAACGAAGACGCCGACCTGAGCTGGAAAAACGACATGCGTTACGGGACGACTGCTGCTGGCGCGTTTGAGCCGGGGTCCCCGATGAACACCATCCAATCACCGGCGGCAGCGTACCGCGGTGAGGAGTCTCCGACGCAGACCCCCATCGACCGGGAGACCGCGTACCAGCTCCATAAGGCTTGGATCGGGGCGCAGAGAAGCTCCGTGTCGTCCTTGGGGTTCGACCCACGGAACGTCGCGAGCTGGCGGAAGGACGTCGCTCTGGTTGAGGGAGACACCACCGAAATCAGAGGCTTCTACACCAAGGGCCGTCCTGGCGGTGGGTCTATGAACGACTACATGGCCTACAATCGTTCCTCGGAAACCACGCCAGTTCACGAGTCGATGCACCGCGGGATCCAGATGCTGCGCGCGGCCGGCAAGCTACCGGACTTCGTCGGGGACAATGTCTCAGTCAACGGGCGGACGCTACCTAGGGCGTTCACCGAGGAGGCAGTCGTGCGGGCGCTGATGATGCGTCATTTCGGCAACGCAGAAAGCAATCCGAAACAGATGCGCGACGCCAAGGAGGTCCCCGACACATTGCTCGATGCAGTCGAGAGCGCCGGTGCGCAGCTTATCTCCAAGAAGAGCCCTCGCGGGCCTCGGTAACCCCAAAGGTAACCATGTCGTCATATTCCAAGCGCGACCCCAGCTCGCACCGCACGATCGACCAGATCCACAAGATGGATCGGACGTACAACCACAAGCCGGAGATGATCCGCCGGCGTGGCGAGCAGAACAAAGGCCGCAAGATCTTGGGGCTCAAGAAGGGCGACCCGCGCGACGCGGGGCACATCAAGTCGCTCGACAAGGGCGGGAAGACGGTGAGGGGGAACCTGGAGCCGGAGAGCCGCAAATACAATCGCGGCTGGCAACGTCGGGGAAAGCAGCCATGATCGAACGCAGGTTCATGGCGTCGTCGAACGTCGCTGAGACGATGCGCGAGCTCGCGCGCAGCAAGCCGCAATACTCGCATCAGTGCACGGAGTACGCCGACGATCTCGACGTCGCGGTCGAAGCCTACGTGATCGGCGGCACTCGACCGCACCTAGACAAGATGCTGAGCGAGCTCAGCTACTGCGGGAAGCTCTATACTGCCATCACCGGGCAGCCCATGAGGCTGTCGTGATTGGCTAGAGCCCTAGCCAGCGCAGCCGACCTTCGACTGCAATCCTAAAGCCAGACTTCTCCGGGCGCGTCTCCGGATCGTTCCACCGGCGCAGGTGCGCCAGCAATCTGTCAGGCACGGGAATTGGCGGGGTGCGCTTATTCGTGCGCCTGGCGCCAACCGCACGGCGGTAGAACATCCCAGCGGCAAGATCGAAGTGTCCGTGCCCAGCCATAGGTTGAAGCGCAGCGCCGCACACGAGTGACGACCTGGTGCCGGTGTAGAGCGCAACGAGAATGAACTGCGCCAGATGGCGACGCGGCCGGCGATCGGTGACGACACCTTCCTGCGTCTCCCGATAGTTGCGCACGGTCCGTATAAGCTTCGCGACTTCGGAACGTGTGAGCCACCGCTCGCGCGACGGATTGGGCGGCGGGAGCACGATCTCGACAACCTTCGAGCAGAGCCCCTCGCGCCGGTGATGGTTTATGGCGGCGCGCAGCATCGAGAGATTGTGGCGCGCGACCTCCGGTGTGGAGCACGTCGCCATGTACTCCCGACAAAGAACGCCGTTCACGTCGGCCAGTGTCTTGGCGCCAAAAAAGTCGAGTATGTGGGTGATGATTTGCGCCGATGCTTTGGGGCGCGCGTGGTCCTTGGCCACGTCCCGCGCGTAGAGCGCGAGAATATCCGCGACGGGGATCTCCGCCGGATCGCGGGCGTCTACTGCTACCCTTGTTACGTGCTTGCGGCCGATGTAGGTCGAGAGAGCGCGCTCAGCGCCGACACGGTCGCGCGCGCCGCATCCAGTGCTCTCTTCGTGTCGACCGTCGAGCGTGTCGAGGATGACCCAGTGCGCTTGTCGGGTACTTCGGGCCCTTCTGAGCTGGAGTCGTGGGCCCTTCGCTTGACGCGGCACAGATTTCTCATGGTTTGAATGTGGTTGAGCGTGGTGTATTCCTTACCCGCGATCATTTCAACAACAAGTCGACCGCGGTCCCGCTCTTTTCTGAGGCCGGACACTGTCATGGTGCCATCGGGAAACGCGATACGCACCGCCTCGAGCAGCCGAAGTGGTGCGTCTCCGTCGATCATTCGCAACCCGGACCAATCTCGCCCTTGGCGCCTGGCTTACAGAACGCCTGCCACGGCCTCCAACCCTTTGGGCAATGAAAGCCCCATGACCTGATGACTGGGCCTGTCATGAAGAGCGTCCAGCAGGGACCGTCGTGCAGCTCGATACGGTGCGCGCCCTTGGCGCTGCGTAGGATCAGCGACGGTGCGCTGTAGATTTTGCGGAGCTCGACGCCGCCGGCGGAGATGGTGACCTCCGTGTATGACCCGCGCAGCAAATACGAGACGCTCCACCACGGATGATCGTGGAGCGCCCGATCGTCGTCCGAACGCATGAACTCGTGCAGGTATATGCTGGCGTGGTACGTGCGATAGATCCACCACCGCCGCATATAAGCGACGCCGTTTTCCTGCCCGATGATGTAGTCGGGCGGCCGGCTCGCAGCCAGTTTTTCCCACCACTTCAAGACGTTACCTCCGAGGTAATGGGCTGAAGCTCTATCGTGTAGCCCTTGCGGTGGTACGCAGAGACGTTGGCGCGCAGGGGCACCAGCTTCTTCCGCAGCGCGGAAATAATCACGCGTGTCGTGTTCGTGCGGCAGGGCACGTTGCCGTGCAGGGCGTGGTTGAGTGCCTCGACCGAGACCGGTTCTTTGCCAGCCTCCAGCATCGCGTGGACGAGCACCGCTTCCGACGGCGTGACACGGATCGTCACACCGCCGCGCATCAAGATGTTCGTGTTGATGTCGACGGTTAGTCGCTCGGAAGAGAGGCGCGTGCTCAACGCCCGGATCAGCGTGGCAGCGGACCCCGCCGTCTCCTGGTTGAGCTCGCCCTTGTCGAGACGATCGAGCACGGTCTGAACATTCACTGGCATCTCGGAAAACTGCATCGTTGGGTACATCACGCCTCGCTGATGAAGTCGGCCAGCGGGTGACCCGCTAGGTCGATCTGAAGGAGATATTCGGTGGCGCCGGCGTAGACCGTGCCGGAGCCGATGCGGCCGTTGACGGTCTTGCAGCCCAGCTCTTTCTCGAGCGCGTCCTTGAAGATGTGGCGGGAGAGCTCTTTCTCCTTCAGCCACTGCGACAGGAACGTCGAGCTGATGCGCAGAAGCTTGTCATCGACACCGACGTGGACGTAGACGCCATCGAGGCGGCCGACGTCACCAACGACCTTGATCGTTCCGGCGGCGGGCTTGCCAGCCGTGATGTGGATGCGGTTGGTGAAGATCATGTGGCGCGAGCGCATGGCGTTGAGGAACTGCGCGAGCATATTCGATACGTTCATGGCGACGCGCATGTCGACCGGCTGTGACATTCGCTGGTGGCGCATCTTCTGAAGTGTCGCGAGCATGAACTCGCGGAGCGCCGGCTCGTCGAAGTCTGACAGCCCTAGCTCGTTCGCGTATCGCGCGCCCATACAGACGCACGTCACAAGAGCAACCCAGAACCGCTCGTCGGGTGTGGTCTTCGTCTCGGCACCCAGTTGCTTTGCGAACTCGCCGACCTCTTGATCGACGCGCGCCCAGTTGGCGCCAAGGAATTTCGCGTACTGAAGCCCGGCCACTCCGAAGTTGTCGTGAAGCTGCGAGATCGTGCGCTGGGCGTCGCTCGGGTCGATCTGATGCTTCTCGCCCGGCTTGATCTCCAGCTCGAACACGCGGAAGAGCCCAGCGGTCGTGGTGCTCGTGCGGCCAATGATGAAGTCCAGCAGGCTGTCATTCGACGCGCTGACGAGGATCGTCTGCCACGTACCGGGGTCGCGCTGCTTGATGGCCTGCGTCATGCGGGCCTTTTCCTTGCCGAGCGACAGCCGGAACGCCATCTCGACGAACCGCTTCGTGTCGTCCTCGGTCTTGAGCTCGTCCCAATAGAGCGGCAGCGACCGGATCTCGCCGATCTTGTTGATGACGCTGTTCTGCGTGTCGCTCAGAGCCTGCACGGCTTTGATTGGGTCGCCCCACACCGCCTGCGCCACCTTGAGCGCCGTTGACTTACCGATGCCGGACTCCTGCGAGTACGTGCTCATCAGGAGGCCCGACTGGCCGGTGAAGCGCACGAGTGGCGCACCGAACGAAGAGGCGAGGATCGCCGTGAGGTCCGGCCTACCCTGCAGGGTAATCAGGTCGCAGGCGTCCATCCACGGTTGGACGTCGCCCGTCGGCGCGTACTGCCGCGCGGTAACTGGGTCGGGGTTGGCGGCGGGATGATCGCCCTTCGGCGTAAAGAGGCTTCCGCCATAGACGAAGCCCTCAATCTTGCCGCCCTTGGTCGACCACCCGAACGGTGACGACGAGACGGTGTCTTTGCTCTCTTGGAGCTTTTGGATCCAGGCCACGAAGAACTCCGATGCCAGTTTCGCGTTCACCCGGAGCATGAAGCCTTGGCTCTGGAGGAACTTGCGCATTTCGTTGGTTGCGACGCTCTCGAGCGACAAGGCGATCTGCTGGCGCTTGCCGCGCTCGGTCGCCGTATTGAAGTGAAGTATCCACGGATCGCGCTGCAGCCACGCATCGGTCAGCGGGTAGTCGCTGATCGGCGTCATGCTCGACGTGCCGTCCTCGTTGATGCCGAGCAGCATCACTTGGCCGGTTGCCGTGCGCGTGTAGCCGCTCGGAAGGTCGTGTGAAATTGCCAGCGAAACCGGAGCTACGATCGGCGCCGAGCCGGCTGGAGCAGCCACACCGAAGCCTGTGACTGTGGGGCCGGGGGCAGGTGGCGTACCGCGAGCTTGCCATGCCGGATCTCCGGTGATCGCGCGCACCTCGTTGATGAGCGCGCCCGCGCCGGTTCGCGTCGGCGGCGATGTGTGGAGCGTCTCCCATCTGGACTGGCAGTTGTCGGCGGCGCCGGCCGCGGGGTTTGTCGCCGACCAGGCTTCCCACTCGGCGAGGCCATAATCAGCACCCTCGGTCGCCGCATAAACGCGCATCCCGATGGTGTTCCAGAAGTTCCAGTCAACCTTCGTATTTGGGATCGCATCGAGGCAAGCCTTCACTTCTGAGGCCGGCATCGCAGTTTCGACGCCCGCAGCGAGGTCACTGATGCCTTTAAGTGGAGCTCTAGGTGCCGAGGTAGCGGGCACCTCAAACGAAAGTGCGCCAGCGCGCTGAACCAGAAAGACTGCGCCAGTCTTGTACGGCGCCAATGCCGTTTCGATCTTCTCGACGCTGTAGTCGAAATCGAGCGGTGTTCCAGCGATGCGGACCGGGCGCGCCAGATCCTGCTTGCGGTTGAACGTATCGGGCACGCGCAGAACTCGCGCGGCGTCCGTCGTCACCGCCTCGTCAAACTTGAGCCCGAGGGTCTCACCGGCGTGGCGTAGTGCTGAGGCTAGGGCAAACCATTCGGCCGGCGTGAGTGCGCGAGCCACGCTCCAGTAGACGTGGAGCCCACCACCCGACGACACGATCATCGTCGGCTTCGGGAGGCCCGCCGCCGAGATGAATGTCCCCAGCGCCGCCACCGCTTCGGCCATCGTCGCGTAGCCCTTGACAACTTGTCCGGGCACGAGCGGCTTCACGTCGAGGTCGAGGAAGATCGACTTGAGCGCGACCGCGTTCTCTTGCAGGCGGATCGGCTTCAGGTACTTGAATTTCTTGGCCGTGGTCTTCTCTTGCGCTTCGCGCTGCGAGCTCTGGCACACGTAGATGTCGAGCGTGTCTTTCGACTTCTGAGCGAACTGGATCGCCTTGATCGCGTCATCGACCGTCGTCACGGCGCGCCCAGACCAGCCGGGCTTGTCGAACTTCTCGGACTTGAACGTCCAGTGGACGTTGATGAAAGCGGCTTCGCCTTGCTGCGGCCAGGGCAGCACGCGCGCCAGATAGATGCGAGCTTGGTCAAACGGCATGGGATCTCGACTAGGCGGACGGGAAAAGGTGGGGCCGAGCGGTTGCCCGGCCCCAAGTTGCCGACGGCGTTATGCCGCCGCCGGACCCATCAGCTCTTCGAGCTTCTTGTCGAGATCGTCGTCGAGGGCCTTCGTGTCAGCCACCTGCACGGGCGGAGCCGCCACGGCAGGGGCACCAGCACCGAACCCGCCAGCGGCCGGAGCCGCAGCAGGGTTGGCCGCCGGAGCCGGTGCAGTTACCGCAGGGGTAACCACAGCGGCCGGAGGCTTCGCAGTGGCGGTACGCCGCGCGATTGCGGCGGGTGTCGGAGTGCCGCCCGCAGGTGCCTGAGCCGGAGCGGGCGTTTCAAACGCCAGACCAGCGGGCTGCTCCGCGGGCGGTGACGTCTCGTACTCGGTCTCGGCGAGGATGCGATCGACGCGCGCGTCGCCGCGGAGCGCCATCACCTTCGTCGCTTCTTCGTCGGTCAGCGGACGGATCGGAGCGAACAGCAGCTTCGGATACGCATCCGCCGGATCGAACGACATGCGCGTCGCCACGCCGTAGTAGGGGAAGCCGAGCTTGCGCACGCCTTCACCATACGTCGCCACTTCGTTGAGCGAGCCAGCCGGCACGCGCAGCATCATGGGGCCGCCGAGCATTTCGTTGTTGATGTCGGCGAGCGGGACGACAGCGAGGCGCTTCGAGTCGGAGCACGCCTTGCCCTTGCCAGCGGTGCCGTCCTGCTTGACGGCAGAGCCGAACGCATTGCGAGGGCATGTCGCGCAGACGTTCGCCTGTTTCTTTGTGGACGTCGGATCGGGCGTGACGCCGTTGGCGGAGAAGCAATCCGGTGCCGCCTTCGTGCCTTCCTCGAAGCCCTTCTCGTACCAGACTTTCGAGATCGCCTGAGACGCCTTGAGGATGACGACTTCGATCGAGCCGCGAGGGCCGTCGCCGTCTTCACGCATGAGCACGGTCTCGTTGCCCTTGTAGCGGGTCGACCAGACCTTGCCCTTGATGCCGATCATGCCGTAGCCGCCGGAGATGCCAGCGCCGAGATCGTTCTCGGCCTGCACCCCGGCGAACACGGTCGAGACCGCGCCGAATTGCTCTTTGATGGTCAGTGCGTTCATTGTGCTCTCCAGGTGAAATTACGTGCCCGTCTTCCGACGGACGTTGACCTTTTCGACGGTCGAGAAATTGATGCCGGGTGGCGTAGACTTGTTGGCTTCGATGTACGCTTCCACAGCGGTGACGTTTGCCTTCTTGTCGAGCAAATCGAAGTCGCCCTGAGACACGACGAAGTTCCAGAACGCCGACATGTCAGCGATAGACGCTGTCTTCTTCGTGGTCTTGCTGACGGTCCCAAGGGCGGTTGCGACGCTATCGGCGCCGACAGTGTTAAGGTGCGCCAGTAGAACACCGTTCAGTTGCTCGAGTGTCTCATTGATAGGCTTTAATTCTTCTTTGTGTTTGTCCTCGATAGCCTTCTTCATGTCGCGGAGCTTGACGTATTGGCCGGCCCGCTTCTCAAAGTTCGGGGGGTCTAGGGTAGGCTGTGTCATGGTTACCTCGTAGGTTACTTCCTGTTGGAAAGGATTTCAGCGATAAGCGTAGCGTCAACGGCGCGTGCCACACTGGCGATCGCCACACCATTGGCGTCCAGGACGAGCCACCCCGGAAAGAACGTCACCGAATGGTCGCCCTTCTGCCCGACGAACGCCTGCGTAAACGGACCCGGAGAGAGCTCAAAGGGGAGGTCGCTCGTCTTCCATTGGCTCATCGGCACTCGCCAGTGTCTTCGCCGCGCTCGTTGACGTAGGTTTTGGTGCACCCAAACGGGATGCAGGTGCTCGACATCGCCACCATCTCTCGGCACGGCAGCACTGGGCGCGATGCTGCCCAAGCGAGATACCCGCACACGGCTGCGCAGAACGTCAGCCCCAACAGCAACCTCATTCAAATTCTCCCTGCGTACCCTCGGTACTTCCGGACTCGTCCCAGCCGTACGGCGTCGGGTCTTCATAGGTTTCGTTCATGCGAGCGCCGCCTCGTTGTTCGCCTCGAAGAGATCGAGGAGGTGGTCCTGAACTTGTTTGTTCTGGCGCAGCAGGCCGTACACCCGCTTCTCGACCGGAGAGCCCTGCAGGCAGAGGATCTGCTGTTTGTGCTTCTGGCCGACGCGTCGGATGCGCCGGTTTGCCTGGTCGAAGATCTCGAGCGAGGTCACCGGCCCGAACCAGATTATGGTGTCGGCCGCGGTGAGCGTGATGCCGTGCGCAAGGCACTGCGGATGCGCCGCCAGGACGTGATACTTCGACGTGTTCTGGAAGATGTTGAAGATCTCGGACCGCTCGGTCATCGACGTGTCGCCCGACACGCAGGCGTGCTCTATGCCCTCGGCCTTGAGCGCCTCGGAGATGCCGGCGAGCGCGTGCTTGAACGGCACGAACACCAGCACCTTGCGCGAGGTCGAGTTCACCGCGTCGATCATCGCCGTGATCCGCACGTCGTTGTCGAGCGGGGCGACGCTGCGATCCTTCTGGTAGACCCAGCCGACCGACACCTGCAGCAGCTTGTTCATCACGGCGCCGGCGTTGGCGGCGGTGATCTCGCCCGACTGCATCAGCGCGTAGGCGTGGTCGGCCAGCGCCTTGTAGACTTTCTTCTGGCGCGGCCCCATCTCGACGTCGACCTGCCGCTCGATCAGCTCGGGCAGCTCTACGACGTCGTCCAACGTGAAGCGCACCGCTGGCTGGAGCGCCGCGAACGCACGCTCGGCCGCGTCTGACTTGGGGACGTACTTGAATTGCGAGACCTTGAGCATCAGCTCGTCGCGGAACCGTCCGAAGTATTTCGGCACGGTCTTCGGCGTGATGATGCTGGCCTGAGCCCACGCGTCAGTGGGGAGATGCGGGATCGGACCGCCCGTCATGCCCCAGGCCCACTTCATCCCGGCCGCGTACTTCTTCATGACCTTGGTGCGTTGCGACTGGCCGTTGCGGAACACTGCGAGCTCGTCGATCCCCAGCACGTCAATGTCGGGGCGGTTCATCAGCTCCTCGAACATGACCTTGAGGCCGTCGTGGTTGATGATGAAGATGTCGACGTCCGTCTCGGCGAGGCGCGCCATGCGGCGCTTCTTGTCGCCGTGGAGCACCGCGCATTTTCTATGGGGCAGGGTGGCGAACACTTCCTGCGCCCAAGTGAACTTCAGGGTCGAGAGCGGCGCGAAGATAATCAGCTTGCCGCAGAGGTTGTTACTTCGCAGGTAATCCCACGCCCACAGCATCGACTTGGTCTTGCCGGTGCCCATATCGTTGAGGACGTAGGCGCGCTCGTTCAGCGTCAGGAGAGCGCAGGTTTTCTTCTGCACGTCGAACGGCGGCAGGAACCCCGGCCAGGTGTAGTGCGTCAGGATCGGCGCCGGCACGTCGAACCCCATGCGCCGGAGCATGAACGTCTCGACAGCGCCGTGCGGCAGCAGCAGGTGAGGCCCACCATTGAAGTCGATCGGTGTGGCGGACGGGAACAGGTTGCTGACCTCGGCCGCCGAAGGCACGCAGACCAGCTTGCGCTTGGCGTTGACTGTGACTGGGATCATCGGGCCATACCCGCGAGCAGTGCCCGCAGTTCTCCTTTTGCTTGTTCTTCGGTGCTCACGACGATCGCAACGCCGCCGGCCGCGGTGATCTCCCTAATGCGCTCCTCTTGGCGCGGCGTAGGTGATCCTCCCGGCTTCTTCGTCTCGATGGCGAGAAACTTCCCGAAGAAGCACACCGTAAAATCCAGCCCCGACTTGCCAAAGCCGCTGGGAACCGGCATCTCCCGGTAGTGATCCGGGTAGACGTCGAGCTCCTTCTTCACAGCCTTTTTGATGCGGCCTTCTGGTGTCATCCCGCCACCAGAATGACTTTGGTAAGGTCGGTTTCTAGGTCGTCGGTCAACGGAATTTGTACCGGTCGGGTCCCTATGCGAGTAATTAGGATGTGAGGCGAACCCTCGTTGTCGATGATGCGCGCGATGGCGTCCTCCTGCAGCTCAGGCAGGTGGCGTCCGCGATACATCGCAACGCTGAAGTTGTGCGGCGGAAGCGGCGTCCCGTTGTGCATCCACAGACAGCTCATGGCGCGAGCAGCATGATCTTGGTCTTGAGCTCGCCGCTCGGAAAACCATCCAGCGGACAGTCGAACCGGATCTCGTCTGGAACGATGCCCTTCTCCTTGTCAAAAGGCCGGGGGACGCACACCCGCACGATCCCGCTCTTCAGAAGGAACGCCTTGACGTGAGGCCCGCGCGTCTTGGGTACGCCCCACAGCTCGTTCAATTCCCGCTGTCCGTCGGCAACGTGGCCGAGGGGGTTCAACCAGCTATCGGCCGGCGCAGCCTTCATAACTTCAATCGGCGTCATGCCAGCACCAACGCGAGCTGCGCTCGCAGCTTTCCAGAGGGATAGTCGTCGATCGGCTCCGCTGGGAACGACACTTCGTCGTGCGGGTACGTCGACGAGCAGACGTGAGTGGTGACAGCTCCCGACACCGAGACCGATATACGGATGCGGCCGACAAGAACGCCGGGGAAAACCTTCTCCCAGAACAACCGGATTGCCACCGCCGTGCGCTGGGTTCTAACGTCCGCGATGCGTTGCTCGACGATCTCGGGAGCCGTACCGGAGCGGGCGCCACCGGCGCGCACCTCGGCGATCGTGCGATCGCTGACTTGATCCAGCTCGAGCTTGAACTTCACCCGCCCACCCCGTTGTGAGGGCACTGCTTCACGGGGCACCACGAGCGACAGAGCCCGCCGGGCTTCGCCGGGTACGACGTCGTGTTGTGCGCGTGCTCCAGCGCCTGGATGCGTGGCCAGAGCCCTCGCCACATCGCCGGCATGTCGTCCGGCGTGAACATCTGGTCGGTCGTTGCGTTCTCCTTGAGCCATGCGAACGTCGACTTGACCTTCTTGACCTCGGGGAACTTCGCGAACACGCAGGCCGCGGCGAGCGCGAGCTGGCACGAGTCCTCGACGATCTTGCCGGTCTTCCAGTCGATGATCCAAGCAACGGGGCCGTGTACCTTAATGACGTCGCCCTTGGCCCGGAACCACACGCCGGCGTCGAAGTAGCCGCACGACGCGAACTCTCGCGTCAGAGCGAGCTTGGCCTCGACGTGGATGTTACCTTGCCCGGTAATAACGCGCTGCGCCCACGGCTCGTAGATCGCCATGCTTTTGGGTAGAGCGATGCGCTTCTCGCCGAGCCGGTGCTCGAAGCCCGCGTGGACTTGGTTGCCCCAGAGCAGGTTGTCGCTCTCTTCCTCCTTGACCTTCTGCGGGTCACCCTTCGGAAGAATGTCGACGTGATACGATTTCTTCGGGCACGCCTCGAAGTTTTTGAGCTTCGAGTAGCTCCACGTAAATGGCTTCGGCCCGAGGCGGGTCGTTACGGCTACCATGATTACTTCTCCAGAAGCCGTAGTGCTGTGATGAGCGCGTCGCTCGGGAACAGCGAGAAGTCGTCTTCGAGAACGACGTGCCCGCCGCTGACGTTGGGGATCACCAGGATCACGACCTTCTCGCCGACCTTGTGGAAGTGCCAGTGCCGGAAGTAGCTCTCACGGGCGCTGCGAAGCCGCATCGACACCATCTGCGCGAGATCGTCAGACGAGTAGTTCGTGAAGTTCGGATCGGGTGTCGCGCGCGGTGGTGCCGTACCCGGAGCCAGCGGCAGCGCCCGCCCCATTACGTCTTTATACCGCATCGACTCCTGCTCCCTATGCGCTAGCTCGTCCATCCATACTAAGGATGGAGCCGGCCCGGCGATCATGTCCGACATGCGAGATCGTCCATAAGTTGAAGTGTTCAGGCCGCTTTGGCTTCGGGCTCGCTCGGAGCGACAACCGCCACCTTCGTTACCCCAAGGGTAACCGCGTTGATTTTGTCTTTGTCCTCGGGCGCCAGCCAATAGCCGAGTCCGCGGCGCGACTGGATCACGCTGGTGCCGTCGGGTCGGATGATGCCGTGGTCTTTGAGGACGGCGCGCAGCCGGTGGATCGCAACCTTCGCGTCAGTCGCGATGTTGAGCCGCAGCGTTATCATTTCGGGTGTGACGTTGGGCGTCGACAGCAGGCACCCAAGCAGACTGCAGAGCGATGTCGAGAGCCGGAAGGCGACCCCGAGATTGTCGTCATTGAGGCCGAGAGCTTTTTCGAGGTCTGCGATGCGGGAGTTGGCCACGGCCAAGTCGGCCGTCAGTTTGGCGACGGATGCCGTCATGCGCCCTCTTGGTTGTTTTTGATGCGCGATACGCAGGACAAGCGAACCAACCTCTACTGAAAGTAAAACCGTCCCGTACCGGAGTGCTTGATACTTGGCTGTTACCTTGAAGGCAAGAACATTCACTCGAAAGGGCAAGAAATCTTGAACTATTTGCTGTTCGGTTACCCCAAGGTAACACAAGTATTACTTTTCAATTCTTGGGGGCATTACTTGCGCCAGAGAGTTACCTTGCAGGGTATCAGGCTATTCCCAATCGGTTACTGTGGTATGCGCGCTATCCGATAGCAACCGCGCAGCCACTACTTGGCGTCGCCATACGTTTTGCCTGAGCCGACTTCAGCCTTCAGCGGCAAGTCAGCCGCCCACGCCGGCCGCTTCGCCATCTCTTCGAGGATGATCGCCTTGAGCTGCGGCACTAATTCGATCGGGCAGACGTACACCAGCTCGTCATGCGCCTGCAGGTTCAGCCACAGGCCGGCGTCCTTGACACGCCGTTGGATGCGGACCGCCGCGTCCATCGTGAGGATGCGCGCGAGCGCCTGCACGATGTTCTCCATGAAGGCGCCGCCGTAGAGCCGCTTCGGCTTTCCGCCGTAGGTGTACGACCAGCCGTCACGGCTGTAGGCCAGGTCGTGGTATTTGAGCCTCAGTCCGCTGGGTAGAAGCACTGCTCCCTTCTCGAAGGTCACGGGCCCATAGGTGAACGGTTGTCCGTTGGAGAGCGCCGGGATGCCCTGCTCGCCGAGGATCTTCCAGCCGGCGGGGATCTCGGGATACTTGACAACGCGATACGTGTGCACGACGCCCTGCGCGACTTCGTCGGTCAGCACGATGGACGTGCCAAGGTACTTGCGCGAGTCGACCTTCACAGTGGTCTGGAACTTCACCCACCCGACGCCGAAGCCTAGGCCGAGGATGCCGGTCTTTCCGACGAACCCCATCGACACCTGTTCAGGCTGATCGACGAGCTTCCGGTTGACCGGACACTGGAACACCTCCGACGCGAAGGCCGAGTAGACGTCCTCGTTGTTGGCGAACGCCGCCATGAGCTCCGGCTGCGCGCATATCCACGCGACGATGCGGGCCTCGATCTGCGATGCGTCACCGGCGACGACTTCATAGCCATCGGGCGCCGTGAGTGCGCGACGAAGCGGGCTCTTGCGCCCGAGGTTCTGGAGGTTGAGCTTCCATGCGCCGCCGAGGCGATGCGTGTGAGCTGCACTAAAATTGAGCGGCACTGGCATGAGCGCCGCGTTGCCCTGATCGGGCCACCACAGGCGCGAGATTTTGATGAACCTCTCGGTGCGCGTCTCTTCCAGCGTAGACTTGTGGCCGAGCCTGGCGCCAACCAGCGCCTGGACCGACGGGTTCTCGTCGTCAGCTAGCTCGATGAATTGCGGGTCGCTCTTGGCGAAGGCGAATGTCTCCTTGCCGGTGGTCAGCGAAATCTTCATGGGCGGATCGACGCCTAACCCCTGAAGTAACGCAGCGAATTGATCGTTCGACATCAGCGCCGGCGCCTTACCGTTGGCGTCGTACTGGAGGCCCGCCTGCGCGAGAAGCTGCGCCTTCGACGCCTTCACTTCGTTGAGATGCTCAGCGAGCACAGTCTGGTCGAGTTGGAAGCGCGGCTGCAGCCCGCAGCGAAGCACCATGTCGAGGACCGCGAGCTCGCTGATCGGGAACAGCTTGTCCTGCGTGACGAGCTTGTCGAAGATCGCCATCGCCAGGTCGTCGTCGTTGCAGGAATAGTCCTGATATTCTTTGTAGAGCGCCGGATGCGCCTTGATCGCGGCAAGGTTCATGCCAATGACATTCGCCACCGTGCCGCCCTTGGCGCCGAGGTTCAGGTGAGTTGCCACGGACTTGAGCGACACGCTCCGGAGGACGTGCCCGAGGACAGCTCGCGCAATGCTCATGGAGCAAACAAGAAGCCGCGGGCGGAAGTTGTGGCGGTACGACAGGATGCAGCCGTCGAACAACATGTTGTGCGACAGGTACCCGGCGTTCTTGTCGGCCTGCGCGATGTAGCGCGGGAAGTCCGGGCCCTCGACCCAGTAGGGTTTCTGTCCCGGATCTTTCACGGCGCAGCCGATCATCTCGAACCGTGGATCGAGAACGTACTCGACGGGCGTCATTTTACGGAGTGAGTACTCCTTGTCGTAGTACGTCTCGAAGTCCAGGCCGACGATCTTCATGTACGATTACCTTTCGAGGTTACGCGGCGCGGATTTCACCGAGGGCGCCGCCGTCGTGGACCGCTTCGCCACCGCAAATCTCCACGGTGACGGGCGGCACCGCGCGGGCTTCCGGCTCTTCGGGCAGCAGCATGGCGCCGGCGATGAGACCTGACGTCATCTTGCAGGCGGCACGCACTTCGGCCGGCATCGGCGGAAGCGAGCGGGGCACCTTGAAGTCTCGGATGCGGTCCGCGAAGTCGGCTGTGTGTTCTTGGAGCGAAGCGATCGCTACGAGCGACGGCCATAGGAACCTGATCTGATGCTTCGACTCGCAGTGAGATCCCATCCACTCCATGAGCGCGGCGGCCGTGGCGAAGTCGTAGCGGATCTTGAGCTGTTGGTTGGTCCACTCGACCAGCCGCGTCACGAGCTCAGGCGGGGCCTTCTTCAAGACTGTGTGGTTTCGCGGTGACAGCGGCGGATCTCCGCCGTCCGGCATCCGGATGACGGTGAAGTTGTAGTTGACGAACTCAGCGTCGAGCCGGCCATCCTTGAGGTCTCCGCTGTGCGCGCCGCCGTTCGAGGTGACGTCAGCGACTTCAGACGCCGACTTCAGGATCGGCCAGTGCTCCTTGGGCGCGAACAGCGCCAGGAACTCGTCGTGTGTGAAGCCGAGCGGGAACAGGCGCTCCATGCGCGGCCGCAACTGCGTCAGGTTTTGCTGCAAGTAGTAGATCTTGTTTCCGAGTGGGCGTGCCATTGTTACTTCCGAGGTAAGAGGAAACTTGGTGGCTTACAGCGTTTCACCGGGAATGTTGCCTTGCGAGAGGAAGAACCGGAACACTGTCTTGTAGCGCCTTGCCCGCCACCGGCGAACGCACGCTCACCCGTTGCCACCGCGGATGTGGGGGAAACGCCTCCTCTCAGGCAGCCTGTTTGGGGATTTCAACAACATCCCCGAATGGATATTTCACGGCGTCGAGCGGCGAGATGCTCCCCCAG